AGTGTCCTCAACAGACGTGCGGGTTCGATTCCCGCCCTGGGTACAAATTGAAAATTAAGGAGTTAGATATAATCTAACTCCTTTTTTTGTTCCTTACATCCGAAGTAAAAAGTAACAAAAAACACACTTTTGTGCTAAAAAAGGGGTTATTCCAGTAGAAATCTAGTAGAAATTTTTCAGTGTTTTTGAAACAATTCATAAAAAATGACGTTCAAAATTGAGTTTTAGAGCTATTTTTAGCTCATTTTATAGTTAAAAAAATATAAAAATCATGGAATTAAGTGTCGTGCTAAGGGATGTTTCAGGAAAGACAGGAAAAGGAAACATTAAAATTAAGATTAAGAAAAAGGGGGAAAATCCTACTTTTATTCCGACTAACTACTATATTGAGCCCAGTTTTTTTGATCAGGGGAATGGAATTATAAAGAAAGAATTTCCAGAGGCAGCGAAATGGAACTCAGATTTATTTGCTCAAAAAGGCAGATATCAGGATTATTATAAAGAATTGGGAGAATCCGTTAAGGATATGTCAGTCATGACCTTAAAGCAAATTTTCATGTCTTATGACAGAATAAGATTGAATTTAGGGAAACCAGTCGAACAATCAACAGATTTTATAAGAACCATTGATAAAATTATATTTGACCTTGAATCCGAAGAGGTTACTGAAGAAATGAAAAGAAAGGCGTACGCAGATACATTCAGATGGACCAAAAATTTATTAATAAAGTTCTTTAAAACTGATAAAATTTACTTTCAGAACATAGATAGCTATACTCTTATAGAATTAAAAAAATTCTTTCTTAAAGGAACAAATAAGAAAGAAGTGTCGTTTACAAAATATCTCCGTTGTATCCGAAGAGTTTTTAAGGTGGCAATTGGACAAAAGGTAATAAGCCGGGATCTTTACCCATTTGATGCCATTTCAATTCCATCGGATTATAAAGCAAAGATAAGAAAACTTGACATAGAAGTCTTACGAAAATTCTATCAACGCCCTGGGATTGGACGTGATTTCTTCTTTTTATCCTTCTTTCTATGTGGAATGAATATGAAGGATATTTTCTATTTACCTTACTTTGAAAATTATATAGATATTAGTCGTCTAAAAACAGCACGTACAGCAAGAGAGGTACGTCTAAAGTTAAAATTGCAACCTGAAATATTAGAAATAATTAAAAAGTATGCTGATCCAAATAAAATAAGAATGATTAAAACTAAATACAAAAACCACAAACAGCTAACACACTTTATCGATGACAGGATAAAATCGGACATAGAAGAAATGAATAGGAATATTAAAAATGAAAAAGATAAAATCCCTCATTTTAGTTTTACCTATGCCAGACATTCATGGGCAACAATTGCAGGACAATTAAGAATACCGGATTCCACAATAGACAAAGGATTAATGCATTCAGTTACTGGATTAATGATTGAGAAATACCGTGAATATGACTACACACAAGTAGACGAAGCAAATAGAAAAGTAATAGACTATGTATTATATAAAAAGACCGGGGAATAGTCCCGGTCCTTTAACTATCTATAGAATTATATTCCATCCTTTTGTTCTATCACATCGACAAAACCGAACCCCATCGCATTCCCTTGCCCAAATCCGCATTTGTAACCTATTTCGATCAGGTCCGGATCACCTTCGACTTTAAATGTATAGAGAAATCCTTTAATTTTAGTCTCTGAATCCTTCCCTTCTTTTATAGTAATTAGTTTTTGTCTGATTCCAGATACAATCGTTACAGAGGTCTGAATGAAATCGCGGTCAGACTTATAAAATACGTTATATTTAGAGGATAAATTTTTGTGTATTGCAGCAGAGTAAATATCTTTATGTTCTATCGGATTTAAATGCAGGCTATCTGACTGAACGTAAATAGGAGATTTGGCCTTTAGTATTACGCCTGATTTAATATCGTCTTCTCTTAATACCTGTATTTCTTTTACTTTAAGATATTTACCAACATAAAATCCGGGGTTTTCAGATAATCCCCCGATAAAATCACATCCAATTTCATCTATATATGTAGAGAAAATAAATGAAATATAATCCGACAAAATATACATTCTCCTTCCTTCTAGCCTGAACTTCGGAATATACAGATTAGAAAATGTAAAAAATTTATAACGCCGATTGTCTGTTTCAGAAAATGATAACCCGGAATTATGCCAAAATTCTGCCGATCCCGAATTCGATTTATCCATAACGCGATAAATCCAGGCTGCTAAGCTGTATTGATAATTAATATCAATAAAATCTCCGGGATCAGCATTTAGGATTACTTTTATTCTCATTCCCGGATTTTTTTCATGACTTCATCAGCTATTTCGCAGGTAGAAATAGCGTATTTAGACATAAAATCAAACTCAGTCTTATCTTCTTCCCATGCCTCTTTAAATTCATCCGGCCGCTTTATTACTATTCCGGATATTAACCTTGTCCTTTTCAGGATTTCAAGGCAAACATCCGCAGCCTGATAAAACTCTTTCTGTTCAGGTGTTAATTCTTTCTGTTCTTCGGTTAGGGATATACATGAAACATAATCCCCTAACAGGTCGACAATTTTTTCTTCAGTTACCATCGTTTTAAATTTAAAAAAAACAGAAGAACATTACTGTTGGTTCGATTTAAGACAATTAAAGGCAATCAACCCTATATATATTTCAATTCCATTACAGTAATGTTCTTTTAAAAATCCCTTCTGCTGGTACAATTCAAGGCATAATAAAACAGCCACATACATATTTCAATTCCAATGCAGAAGGGATTACAAATATACATTATTATTTGGAATTGTAAGTAGTGTTGAAATAAAAATGTCCACTGTTACGGTTCAATTAAAATTTTTAAAAGGGACACTTTACCTCTTAAAAAACAAATTTCAATTCCGGTTACAGTGGACACCACAAATATATAAAATTGGAAGAAAATACACCAATAAAGGTAAAATAAATTATTTTTATGCCTCAAAAACTTATGCTAACAAACTGCCTGACATAAGTTTTTAGATTAACATATGCTCAGGCACCTAAACCCTAAGCAGGCAAATTCCTTTATTTTAGAGTTCAACAGTAGTCAGGAATGGATCACCTGGATACTGAGTCTTTAAGAACACAAAACCATCCGACTCTACTTCACTCTTCCCAAATTTGTAATCAGGGAAAGTTACATTTTTGTACGCTGTAAGAACTTGCTCAGCAAGTTCTTGCTCTACCTTTTCGTAGTTAACGCTATAACCATTAGCGTCATCGTCTAAAATTACAGACCTCCAGTTATTTCCATCCCAGTAATTGTAGGCTAAGGCTTCTGTGTAAACCTCGTTTTCATCACGCCAGTTTTCGACAAACTCCTTGATGGAGTTGTCATCGCTCTCAACAAAATCTTCCCAAGATTTATTTTCTACCTCAAAACCGGCCGTCTGCAGGTCATTTAAAAATCTTTCCCGTAATTCAGTGCAATAACTATTCTCTAAGCAATAATCCTCGGCATTTTCTTTGCCGATCTTTTGTCCAAACTTGTCATAGCACTCCGATAGGCGAGTCGTTTCAAACTTATTTTCTTCGATAATATACATTATATTATCTTCTTCATTTCTTTTCAGTACGATTAAATCCATAGTTTATTTGTTTGTGTTTTTAAATTCATTATAAACCTGATTCAGATCAAACTGTCTTAAACAGCTTGCATCCTGTCCCTCATATTCACCGTAAACTCCAAATACAACCCCTTTGTAGAGCATAAAAGTAACATTAAAGTTATTTTCTCCATTACTTTCGAAATTTTCCACTTCGGTAGATTCTGCCATTTTTAATACGTCTCCATCCTTATCCTGTACAAACGGGCGTTTTTCAATACCCAAATCCTGATACATGTTTTCAGGAAACATAGTGTAGTTTTCCAAAATTTCAGCAACCTTATTACTAATTTCTATTTTTTCGTTGTTTACGAAAACTGCCTTACCTGTTTTGTAGTTATAAATTTTCATAGCCTTATTTTTTAAAATCATGTATTATTATTTCGATACAAATATAACACATATATTAATATTACACAAGAAAAAACAAAAATATTTTTCACTTATGTATTGAAAAATATAAAATTCTTTCCGGATATACATTATTTATCTATCTTTGTCGATAATATTAAATATAACATATATGCTAAGAGTAAAAGAGATTGCAAAGGAGAAAGGAATAACCATGCAGGTGTTAGCCAAACGGATGGGAATAACACAGCCTGGTTTATCTATGCTGCTAAACCGGAATCTTACATTACAAAAGTTATGCGAAATAGCTAAGGCTTTAGATGTCCCGGTTTCTGAGTTATTTAAAGAGAAAGAAAGTAGTAGTGTCCGTATTACCTGTCCGCACTGCGGGAAATCTGTAACTTTAAAAGTAGAATAGCTGGGCTTAACCTCGCTATTCTACTTCGTCCCCCTCTTTTGTAAAGGTCTCCATTTGCTCCAGCTTTTCCCGGATGGCGATGTTTACGAATCTATTTTTATTACCTACATCCTTAAGTTTTTGCAATATATTTTCTTCTATGCGAAAACTTATCGGTAGCATCGTCTTCCCTTTCTTTCTCCCTGCCCCTGGTCTGGCTCCGCCACGTTGCTTCTTTTCTTCCATTACTTCTTTTTTTACAATTTGTCGTAAGCATCGTTTGCTATAAAAACAGCGTCTTCAATACTTCCATTTTCGATAGTATCTTCGACGATTCTATCAACAAACTCGACGAAAGTTGCATAACCTTTGCCGACAGTCTTTTCTTCGTATTCTTCTTTCGTAAAATTGATGCCCTCGATTACATCGTATTTAATACTTTTAGCCTCTCTATATTAGAATTCTTCTTCAAAACAGAAATTATTAAAAAAGTCTTTTTTAAAAGAATCGGTAGGTTCATCCGGCTTTTCGTCGCTTTCCCAAAATTCCTTTGTTACATCGTCGCTCCACGTTTCCCACGCTTCGTACAACATATCTGTGTATTTGTCGAAGATTTTGCATTGTTCTATATTCATACCAAAATTGTTTTCTCTTCTACAGATGTCCTTAATTTGTTCTAAAGTTTTCATATTTTTAAATTTTAAATTATTATTTATTCATTTTCTTCGATACAAAGATAAGGCATTGTTTTGAATTATGCAATACTTTTTTCAAAATGTTTTCCATGAAATGCGTTATTTGGATTTATTATAAATAATCGCTATTTTTGTTTTGTTGTTATGTAGCAACACACATTAATCTGAACGGCGGACATGAAACAAAAAGTAATTCATGATAAAGTTGATATTTCTTTAGTCTTGCCTAATGAGGGACAGATAAACGATGTACCGCAAAATCCGAGGCACATTGACAAAGAGAAATTCAAGAAACTATGCAAATCCATAAAGGCTCTTCCCGAACTGACAGAAGCCCGTGAAATCATCGTCTACCCTCTCAACGGAAATTATATTGCCTTGGGTGGTAATATGCGCCTAAATGCTTATTCTGAATTAGGATGGGAAAAAGTGCCTGTATGTATTCTTCCAGAGGACATGCCTACAAAGAAACTCCGTGAAATAGTGATTCAAGATAACAATTCATTCGGTGAAACTGATTGGGATATGATAGCCAATGAATGGGATATGGAAGAATTGGACGATTGGGGATTTGATGTATGGCAAGAGCCGAAGAAAAAAAGCAAAGATCCGAAAAAGGATGAGGAAGAAGAGGATGAAAATGCCGATTACTATGCGATGATGTTGGGCGATCGGATTTATGACAGCAATAATGAATTTGACATACCCAACCTAAAGATTGACGGACAGCCCAAAAGCGGTCTTCTTTTGCCTTTCTCTGGATGGGGAAGTGATAAAAGAGCGAAGAAAGGCATATCCACCTATCATTTTTATGTGGAAGATTATCGGTTTGAAGCGATATGGAAGAATCCTAACGAGGTACTGAATAGCGGATGTACGGATTTGGTAGAGCCCAACTTGTCTCTATTCGATACAACCCCTATCGCCTACGGTTTACAACAAATATATAAAAAGAGGTGGATTGCCAGATATTGGCAAGAATGCGGAGCCAATATTTATGTCGACCTGAACGTATCGAGGAAATTTCAGAAGTACAACCGTCTCGGCATCCCTAACGGATATAACGCATTCTTCACACGAGGATATGCCGACAGACAAGAATATTTGAAAGAAGAAATCCAAATCACCCGTGAAATATCAGGGAAAGATAATCCTAACATGATGGTTTACGGCGGAGGAGATAAGATAAAAGAGCTTTGCATACAGAATAATGTGCTGTATGTGGAGCAGTTTATGGCTAACAGAGTTAAAAAAAGGAGGTGAAAATGGCTAAAACAAGCGGAGAAGTTAGAAGTAGTAGTTCATCAAGTAGCAGAGGGAAAACAATAAAACAAAGGGAAGGATTTAAAACATATAATACAAAAGATGGAATTATTGAGGTCCCAGAACTTCATATAGACATTCATGGTAAACCTGTTGGTACTATAGAATGGAAATTATGGGAAAAAAACGACAAAAAAAGACTGTACGGAAAGGTATATTATCCTCATTCAAAGCCTGTTGATATTGGATACTACGACTTAAAAAATAATATATCTTTTTTAAGTAGTCGTCCCGTTGCTGTTGCAAGGTCAGTAGGAATGGATATTAAGATATATAAAAAAGCAAAGAGATGACAATAAAGAAATAAACTACGGCAAAGATATCTAGAGCCCTCACCGATAGCACAATAACACAATTACTGTCCAACAAGGACATCCCGACCCGTGCTTCTAGATGAATAATTATTGAAAACGGCGAAAAAACGGCGAAAAATGGCAAAATTTGAGAAAGGAAATAAAAAAGGATATAAAACACTTTTTACAAGTGACAATCAGCCTGTAAATCGTGGCAGAAAACCCAAGCTATACACCATCGCCAAAAAGAAATACAACATATCCCACGAGGAATATAAAGATGTTATTGCCTATCTGATGCAATGCACCAAGAAAGAGATAAATAGCATCGCAGAAGATGAAAACACGCCGATTTGGATTGTAAACGTGTGCCGGGCATTGTATAAAGATTCTGGACGTGGCGAGGTCAAAACCTTAAACGACATCACAGAACGCATATTTGGAAAAATTCCAAACACAACAGAGATAACCGGCAAGGACGGGAAAGACTTAATCCCCAAAATCGACATCGAGATTATTGACAAAAGGGAGGATGTAGAACATGAAGATACAAACTACTAAAATATTCTCCATTGTTGATAATGCTATTAATCAGTTTGATATTGTAGACGGACAAAAAAAGCGCAAATATACCACGATATCGGCGCAAGGCTCCAGTCGTTCGAGTAAGACATACAACATCCTTATAAGACTTATCACCTATTTATTACAGAATCCCGGTTTAAGATTATCTATCGTCAGAAAGACACTTCCGGCATTAAAGGCTACCGTATTTGTTGATTTCAAGGAGATAATGCGGAATATGGGAATATATGATGAGAGAGGATGTATGAACAAAACAGACTTCATCTATACATTTCCCAACGGATCATGGATTGATTTTTTCTCTACTGATGATGAGCAGAAGATAAGAGGGCGTAAGCGCGACATATTATTCGTGAATGAGGCTAACGAAATATCATTTATTGAATGGCAGCAGCTTAAAATGAGAACGACAAAGTTTGCCATCATTGACTATAATCCATCTTTCTCTGACGACCATTGGCTTTGTGAAATAAATAGAGACCCACGCACCTACCATTTCATCACTACATACAAGGATAACCCATTTCTAGAACAAACAATCATCGATGAAATAGAGAGCTTACAATATAAGAATGAATCCCTATGGAGGGTTTACGGGCTTGGATTGCAATGCCAAGTAGAGGGGCTTGTTTTCCCTAAATACACGTTAGTTGATTCAATACCAGATTATTGCAAGAAGCGCGGATACGCTAACGACTTCGGATATACTCATGACCCTACAGCTATAGTGGATGTTGGTTTGCTTGACAATAAGCTATACATAGATGAAATATGCTATAAGACGCACATGTTAGCCGGCGACATAATAGAAGAGTTCAAAGGCGTGCCGAAGATGAGAGTTATTTCCGAAAGTGCAGATCCTCGACTGATTCAAGAAATATATAATGCTGGAATAAACATCTACCCTGTTGAGAAGTTCAAAGGTAGTGTGATGGCCGGCATTCAAAAAATGCAAGAATACGAGATATGTATTACTCGCAGAAGTTCGAATGTAATAAAGGAGTTTAATAATTATACCTACTTGCAAGACAAGGCTGGAAAATGGCTAAATGAACCGATTGACAAGTTCAACCATGCCATTGACGCAGTAAGATATTGGGTGCTTGCTGAAATATTAGGACATATTTACGACCGGAAAGTATTTTACGACAAAGATGAGTTTGATATTGATATATTATAACTGAAAATCACTATATTTGCATTGTCTTGTGATGTTACAAGGCACCCAAAACAGAACGGCAAGCCATGAATCTATTATCTACTTTTTTCAATTCGGCATCAAACACTATTCAGAATGCTATAGGGATTAATCGGACTGTTGAAGAATTGATCCGGGATAGGGACATTTCAAAGGTCATTTCTTTGTTACAAAACAGGGACGAAGAGGTAAACGAGGCTATTTTAGAGTACAATCCAGATACGCATAAGATTATGCGTAAACAAGACAAAATTAGAATCGGGAGACCTCCTAAAGTCCTCGCAAAACTATCAGCTCCCTATCAGCAAATCATAAATGAAATAGAACTGACATTCATGTATGGGAACCCTCCGACATGGCAGCAGGATTCAGACGGAGCGGATAGAGCTTTCCAAGTTTATTCCGATGTACTGAAAAACACGCGATGGAACACCACACAGAGGGAGTTTAAGAGATTAGCCGGCGCGGAAACAGAGGCGGCAAAATTGTACTATGTTTACAAAAATGATGCTGGAGAGAAAAAGGTTGGTGTTAAAGTCCTCGCAAAAAGCAAAGGGGATGAATTAAGGCCGCTCTTCGACCAATACGACAACATGCTTTCTTTCGGGCATGGATATTACCTGTTGGAGGGTGTAAAAACGGTTTACCACTTCGATATATACTACCCGACTATTATTTACCGATGCAAAAAAACAAATGGAGCTTGGGAAGTTGTAGCAGAAAAAAACGATATAGGGAAAATCCCTGTTATATATGTCACACAAAACAAGGCTTGGTACGGCATTCAGCCTTTAATAGATAGAATTGAGGCTCTCCGTTCGCGTGTTTCCGATGTAAACGATTATGTTGCCGACCCGATACTAGTTATGTCTGCTGACGTTGCCGAATCTTTAAAGAGCAAAAAAGACACGGCAGGATTGCCGGACACTGAAAAAGCAGGAGGCGGTAAAGTGGTCGGCGTACCGAGCAAAGACAGCAAATTTGACTATCTTTCCGTAGATACGGCTGTCGATTTGAAAAGAGAAGAGATTAAAGACCTCGAAAAGTGTATCTATATGCTATCTATGACGCCGGACTTATCATTTGACGCACTTGTAGCAGCAGGCGCACCGACAGGCAGGGCGTTAAAAAGGGCTATGGCATTAGGCTACATGAAGAGGGCGAAGAATATGGAGATATACTACATTGCACATGAGCGAGAAGCAAGCATTATAAAGGCGATTATCGGGAATGTGCTTGACGTATCTTTAAAGTCAGAAGTTGAAAATCTTTCGGTTTCATGCCAGCTTGCCGAACCATTTCAGGACGATGTAAGCGAAAAGATAGCAGACATTATAAATCTTTATAGCTCTGAATTGATAAGCCGGGAAACCGCACTTACGTTGATTGACTATATTAATGACCCAAGCGTAGAGCTTGACAAGATTCTGGAAGAATTAAAAGAAAGACGCGAGCAACAAATAGAAACCCAAGGCTCCTTATTGGGAGAATTTCAACGGAATCAAAAAAACGAGGGAAAAAATGAAGAAGAAGAGGAGTAATTTATACCGGTTTGGGCTTCATGTCCTTTCCGTGTTCAGAAATTCGTATCTTGAAGAATATCCGGATGGCAAAACAAAGAGAAGAGAAAGAAGAAAGAAAAGATGAAGACAGACGATTTAACACCCGAGCAGTTATATAACCTGTTGCTTGAATTAGACGTACAGACGGCAGCACGTTTGAAGCGTCTTTATTCCGAATTTTCAAAGGCAATAGCGAATATTCCGGGTGTTAAATCGTATCTATCCGGTAAAAAGTTGAAATCTTTCTCTGATATTAACGGAATAAAAGGCATCGACGGGAAAATAGACAAACTTATCGATGAAATATACTCTATTGTCACGTCGGCCCAAGAAACTGCATGGAGAATTGGTGAAAAAGTCACGGAAACGCTTGTATTAAGCAAGATTTCTACAGAATTAGCCGATAATTTGCGGAAATCCGGATTGTTTAAGCACCGGAATAAGGCGATGGATGCCTTTAAATTCAATAAAGATAAATTTGACATATCCACAAGGGTATGGAAAGACGGGATAAAGGCACAAATTGAAGAATCCGTACAACTTGCCGTGTCAAACGGAGAATCGGCGCAAAAACTAAGCAAGGATTTAAGGGAATATCTACAAGAACCGAAAAAACTATTCCGCCGAATAAGGGACAAGGAAACCGGAGAATTGAAGCTAAGCAAAGCGGCGAAGCAATATCACCCCGGGCAAGGCGTATATCGGTCTTCCTACATGAACGCAAGAAGACTTGCAGCAACAGAAATAAACAATTCTTACCGGATGGCTGAATGGGAAAGTTATCAAAACAATCCAGTAATTGTAGGCTTTCAAATCAGATTATCGAACAACCACACGCTAAAGAACCCGAAAACAGGAAAGCCGGAGCCATTTATTGATATATGCGACTATGCACAAGGCAGGTACCCAAAAGATTTCGTATGGTACGGATGGCATCCGCATTGCCGATGTATCATGACGCCGATATTCGCTACACAAGAAGACATTGCCGCTATGACGCAAGCGATATTAGACGGCAAAGAACCGACAACGGTAAAACCAAAGATGATAACCGACATACCAGATAAGTTCATCAAATGGTCACAAACTCATAAAAAACAAATATCGGGATGGAGTGCCCTACCCTACTACGTCACAAATAATCCTAAATATGCGGAAAAGTATTTCATTTATCCAAAGGTGTTCAAAGATTTGTAATTTTTATTTGGATTAAATAAAAATAATGTATACATTTGCAATACTATCAGGTGTATGATGATGTACACTGCCCATTAAAATAACGGAATTACTAACAGAAAAGGCAAGCGCCTGATAGTTGTATTTATACTATCGGACGTTTGCCTTTTTTTATTCATCACGAATGAAAACAAAAATCCTATCTAAGCTAAAAACTAAGTATTCAAATTTAGGGTTTGGCGAAAAGGCTTTTGACGGAGTGGCCGATTACTTATCTAAAACCGTCACAGAAGAATCACAAATCGAGGCGGCAATCGCGGGGGTTGAACCCCTGTTGAAAGCATTTCAGGGCGATGTAGACAAGATAAGGACGGAGAAATCCGAACTCCAAAAGCAGTACGACGAACTGAAAGCCAAGCAGGACAAAGGGGGCGATCCTGAAAAGAAAGAAGAACCCAAACCGGACGATATGAAAGCCATGATTGCGGCGGCAGTTGCCGAAGCGGTCAAGCCTTTTCAAGAGAAAATCCAATCTTACGAAAAAGACAAGGCAGATACCGACCGGAACACTTTTATCTCTTCCGAAGCCAAAAGGCTGGGTATCGACGAATCAGACTTGAAGTATCTCAACGTGCCGGCAGAACTTGATAACGCTGGGATTACGTCACATCTAACCGCCTATAAACAGCACATGGTAGACAAAGGCATTCCGGAAAGAGGTGGTTTTCCGCAAAACAAAGGCGAAATCACTCAAGAGCAAGCCAAGGAAATTGCGGATAGTTTTTTAATCTAAAATCAGAAGGAAATGACAGTAGTAAATTTAGTGAATGAGCCACAAGGAGTCATTACCGGTAACGACAATATCGTTATCGTGAATTACTTTGACGGCATCCGTGGCGGTCGCTCGCTTGACTTGACAGGATACACGGAGAAATTTGTAAAAGCCGGACACATTCTTATTGAAACGTCAGACGGCAAGATTCAGCCTCTGCCTGTCAGCGAGGCAGCATATACCCCACTTGAAGGTGAATCAACGTCGAAGTATTGTGGGATTCTCGTAGCAACCATCCCGGCAAGCAAACCGTTTGCCGCTATCATGACGCGAGGCACCATCAACCCAAAAGCAGCACCATACACCATGAGTGCCGATCTTATCACCGCATTGAAGACCGCATTACCGTTAATCGATTATCAGGAGGACTAAGACATGGAAAAATCACTTTACTTTGATTTGATTCAGAAAAACTTCCCGAAGCTGATTTTGGCTATTGTGGAAAAACTGAACGACAAGAATCAGACGCAGCTGTCTTATATGTTCAAGCAGTTGCTTAAAACGGATTATTCCGTAGATGGCCGTTGGGCATCCCTTACGGGACAATATACGCGGGTTGCCGCCGATGTGGTTGCAATGGATTCACCGCTTCCGTTGAAAAAGCGTGATTCGTTGGAGAAAGCAAGCGGAGAACTTCCAAAGATGGGCATGGAATTGTTCCTTAACGAAAAGCAGATGACGGACATTGATACGTTACTCGCACAGGGATTTGATGAAAAAACCATCATCGCCAAAATCTTCGAGGACACTCCGCGCGTGATTGCCGGTATCTGGGAGCGTATCGAATTGATGTTCTTGCAAGGCCTGTCTACCGGTGTGGCATTGGCAGATACTGACAATGTAGGCACCGGTGTACGTGTGGATTACGGATACCTTACCGCAAATAAATTCGGCGTCAAAGTCGTTTGGGAAGGGAATACGTCCACATCAAAGCCTATTGATGACATCCAGAAAGTTGTCAATAAGGCACGGGAAGACGGCAATGTTATCATCGGAGCTTATGCCGACCAGGCATGGTTTGACAACTTCAACGCATCTGACCAAGTACGCCAGCAGTTCGCATTCTTGCAGGGATTTGTCGGTACCAATATCCCTGTACTTGACAACACCCAGGCAAACAGGGTAATGTCAAGTAAGTTTAATTTCACTGTTACTAAAGTTGACAGGACTATCAAGACGGAGAAAAACGGGACACAGACAAACAATACACCATGGAAGAAAGGGATGATTGTATTTGTTTGTGATCGTCAGTTAGGCTCCTTGGTGTGGTCGCGTCTCGCAGAAATGAATCACCCTGTACAGGGAGTAAACTATCAGACGGTAGACCAGTATTTGCTCGTTTCCAAATACCGGGAAAATCGTCCTTCTCTCCGCGAATACACCACTTCACAGGCTCGTGTCGTTCCTGTAATCGCGAACGTTGATAGAATTTATACTATGGACACCACAACCGTACAGGCATGAAAGTAAAGATTTTATCGGATTTCAGAGACAAATATGACTATTCCCGGTTATATAAAGCCGGGGATGTCATTACGCTCAATGAAGAGCGTGGGAATGAACTTATTGCACTTGGTTTGGTTGAGCCTTTTAATAAGAAAGAGGATACAACCGAAGAAGAGAAAGAGGATACAACCGGGAAGGGAAGAAAAACCAAGGATGCTTAAAATTGATGTAATATGACCTACAAGGAATACATAACTGCTACATTATCCAAGTTCTATATATCTCCGGAAGAGATTGATGTGATAATGTTGAATCAGAATATTACGCCGGATGAAGATGTAGACCCCAAGATTGCCAAAATGGCGATGTACAAGGAGTTTTCACAAATCATTCCGGTAGCGAATATGAGCGAGGGGGGAGCATCCACATCATGGAACATGGAGAGTGTTTTGTTATGGTATTCCTTGTTAGCGTCTGAACTCGGAGAACCGGACATGACAAAGGAAAATAACACAATTAAGGACTATTCAGCGTATTATTGATGTACAATTATCCGGACAAAATAGAGTTATCAACGTCAAGCTCAGGAGGAGGAACACCTGGTTCGATTGACTATGATGGGAACGGAGACCCGATATTCGGAGGTGGAGACAGTGGAGGAGGAGAAGACGGTGGAGGGTTTGAGTTTTTGTCCGATTGCCGCATTGAGGAGAACAACTCATATTCGCTTAGCGGGACTTATATCTATTCTTTCAACGTCTACCTGCCTAAATCTTTTGATGCTAGAAAGCTGCCTAAAAAAGGGGCAACAATAAGATTGACAAAGAAAGATAAGACCGTGAACGAAGTTGAGGCTACGGTAGTCGATAGCCGATCGACAAAATTTAACTACGTGATAAAGACATGAAAAGCGGATTATCATATAGTAAAAACGAGTTTAATCAAGTTCTTGGCATACTTGATGAATCAATTGGCCGTGTGGAAGAGGCAATAAAATTCACATTGAAAACCGTTGTCGGGGGAAAGGCTGTAGCTCATGCGAAATCATACGGAAATTTCACAGACCGGACAGGTAATTTGCGCAGTTCAATCGGTTATGTGCTGGCAAAAGACGGTGATATTATTGATGTAGGAGGATTTGAATCTATTTCAGGTCCGGAGGGAAACAATGGAGAAGGTATAAGTGAGGGGAAAAAATACGCGGAAGAGCTTGGAAAGTCTTCCGGCTCAGGATACACACTTATCATCGTTGCCGGAATGAATTACGCAGAGTATGTCGAAGCAAAGGGATATAATGTCTTGACTGAAACCGAATCGTATTTAGTAAGCCAGATAAATGACGTTATCGACAGGATATTAAAACAAGCAGGATTCAAGAAATGAAAAAGAGCGAGTTGGAAACGGAAGTATATAATCTTCTGAAAAACTCTAATTTAAGAGTTTTTAAGGAAGATACACGCGACCCTAATTATAGGGGAGAATACATCGAAATCCTTCCGCTTGAATTTGGCGAAGAAAGATTGTTCAATTCTTCTATCGTAAACGTCAATATCCATATCCCCGATGTACAAGGCATAAAGAACTCCAAACGGCTTGATAGTGCTTACAACGAGATAAGGCCGATATTCCGAAGAAATAAAGACGCGACAGGTCAGTATTACACGAATTACAGTGGATTCCAGTTTTCCATTGTGTCAAGCAAGGATTACAAGGAAGACAACGGTACGCATTTCAGAAATTTAAGAGTAAAAGTAACTTATTTAAATCTATAATTATGGCAGATAGAGTTGTATATGGCATTAAAAGCCTAAAGTTTATGCCGGCAGTTATAACCGGAGAAAATGCCGGTTCTTTTCCGGACTTTTCCGCGGCATTAGCATCGTTATACGACATGAAAATGATTGTTCCCGATTCATTCAACATGAATCAGGAAGATCCGGAAAAATTGGATGTTGAATGGGAAGAGGTGGAAGACATTGCTATGAGCATACAGACGCGAAAAGGCACACGCTCATTTACGGTGTCTACGAATGATATGTCGGAAGAGGCATTTAAATATTTCCTTGGGTGGCAAAAGCCGACAGGAGAAAGTGACCCGAACAAAGACTGGGAAGTTGAGCCGGTTTCTTTCATGTTACCTCCGCAGGCTGTGGAATTGGAAACCATGCCAGCCGATAAATATCCCGGTATTATCCGGCAGTGGGCAAAAGTTGAAGTCGTTGTAAAAGAAACCGGTGTTGTGGGAAAATCCGGGTTGTCTAACCTCGAATTGACCTGTACCATCATGGCGAATTTCAATAAAGACAACAAGCAGATTCCGGGTTCGAGAAGAAAACAGGTGGTTTCCGCCTAATTACTAATGAGGGGGAAATAAATCCCCCTCTAATTTTATAGACATGGAAACATTAGAGCAACAAGTAGCAAAAGAAATAAATGAAAAGGACACGGTAATACATATTGGAGGCGAGGAACTGAAAGTAAAACCGCTCACACTCGGTCAGATTATTGATATATCGGCGGAGATAGCAGAGCTAAAAGGCATTTCGGAGGAAGACCAAGGGAAGGACGTGCTGACGGTAATGTTAGACCACCTTGACGATCTCGAAGTGCAATTGAACATCGCCCTTATCGTATTATATAGAAATGAAGAGGACAGGGTAGAGAACAAGAAGTTTATCCGTAACAATCTCGATGAAAAGGCAATAACCGAATTGCAGGAGTTGTATGTGGAACGCCTGAACTCTCCTTTTTTTTTGACCAATATAATTTTCCTTCAAGGTTTGAATCTGACGAAGAAGACAAAAACGACAGTCCTTGGGCAATAATATTCGGCGCCATGAAAGGCCTAGGGTTAAGCTATCATGAAGTGTTGCATGAAATAAGCTGGCTAAACATCCAAATGTTATTAAAGTGCCAACCCTCCTACTCCACCGATAAAGACAAACCGAAACAAGTACACGCAAGTCAAATATTTTAAATTATGGCAGACGGACAAATGAATATACGTGTCAATGTTGATTTGAACGACATGAGGCGCAAGGCGGAAGAATACCGGAAAGAAGTAACAAAGATGGGTGTGATAACCGATGAATCCGGAAATGTTATCAGCACGGCATGGATGCGAATGAAACAAGCTGCTACGGCATATCTTGGAATGGACATAGTAAAAAGAATAGCTATGACACGTGGCGAGTTTCAGCAATTGGAAGTTGCATTTAAAACTCTTTTAGGAGCAGAAGAACCCGCCCTAAACCTTATGAATCAATTAGTCGAAACAGCCGCTAAAACACCTTTTGATTTAAAAGGAGTAGCAGACGGTGCAAGGCAGTTGCTTGCATACGGATTTGCTGCTGATGAAATAAACGATACTCTTATAAGATTAGGAAATGTAGCTGCCGGTCTTGGATTGCCGCTTGAACGTTTAACATACCTATATGGAACAACGGCTGTACAAGGTCGATTGTATGCAAAAGATATGTTACAATTCCAGTCGTCTGGTATACCTGTCCTTCAAGAGCTTTCCAAGATGTATGGAAAGACTACAAGCGAAATAAATGACATGGTGACGGCCGGAAAAATTGGGTTTGATGACATTAAAAAAGTATTTGAGGGAATGACAAACGAGGGGGGTAAATTCTATGCCTTGATGGAGGGTCAATCAAAAACAATCATAGGTCAAATATCAAATCTTGGTGATGCGATAGATATGATGTTTAACGAAATCGGACAGGCGAATGAAGGTATTATTTCCGATGCAATTTCTGGAGCTTCATATCTTGTTGAAAATTACGAAAAAGTATTAAGTATATTAAAGGTACTTGTTGCTACCTACGGAACATACAAAGCCTCATTGATAGCCGTAGCTGCTGCGCAACGTGTATCCGTTACGATTCAAAATATCTCTGCATGGATTTCCCTTGCTAAAGCGATCCGGACGGCAAAAGATGCCCAGATTGCTTTCAATCTTGCTACAAAGGCAAATCCTTACGTTTTATTGGCTACAGTCCTAATTGGTGTTGGTACAGCCTTATATCAGTTCACAAAGAAAACAGATGCTGCAACTGATGCTCTAAAGAAATTCAATGAAGAAAGTAAAAAAAATGCAGATGATACAGCTACATTTATAACTATTACAAGGGACGAGAACCAATCCATTGCTGCGCGACAACTTGCATTAGATAGTTTAAGAAAAATGTATCCAGGTTATTTTGATAACATGAATTTGGAGGCTTTAAAGGTGATAAATCTGACAGAATTAAATAATCAACTTGCAAAAGCGACCAGAGAACGATCAAAAGCACAATCTGAAGAAAGTATAAAAGAAACAGAAAAAAGTATTAATTCAATTAAGCAGCAAATTGACTTTCTAAATAAAAATGCCGTACAGGGGCGTGGTGAAAGATTAATCAGAGCCAATAAGCAACTTCAAGAATTACAAGACAAGTTGGCCGGACAGCATTCTATATTGAATAAAGTAAATTCTGATATAAAAGCCCAGGAAGACGCCGAACGCCGGGCAAAAGAAGAAGCGGAAGCACATGCAAAATCTGTAGAAAAAACCGTAAAATGGTATGAAGAACAAATAAAAACCCTCAAAGAAGCTCAGGAAACATCAACAACAAATAAACAATTCAATGACTATCAAAAACAGATAGACCAGCTTACAAAAGAAAAAGAAACTATAACCGGAGCTTCTAAAGCTACCCAAAAAGCAGAGGAAGAAAGAATCAAAACAATCAAGCAAATTGATGAAGAACTTCTCTTTCTCCGTAAGCAAAACCAGCAAGCCCAAATCGACCTTATGCAGGAAGGTACAGAAAAAGAACTTGCACAAATCCGGTTAGACTATCAGGAAAAGATTGCTGAAATTAAAAAACTTGCTGACGATTGGGCGGCAAAACAAGGCGGAACACTCACGACTGAGCAAACAGTGCAAATTTCTACGTCTTATTCTACTGTAAAGCGAAAAAGAGAACAAGACGAATCTGATGTGTACAAAAAACAGACCGATGAATTAAACGAACTTTTAAAACAATATCAGTCATACCAGCAACAACGCCTTGATATAGAAAGAAAATATAATAAAGATATTGAAAAGCTACAAGAAGAACTTGCAAAAACAACAGAAGAAAGCGAAAGAAACAGGCTTGAAGAATCCATCCGGGTAGCAAAAGAAAAAAAGAAAACCGAATTATCCGGACTTGACCTTGAACAATTTCAAAAAGAAATCGACTGGTCATCTGTATTCGGTAATCTTGACAAATTATCTACTGATGCTTTAAAAAAACTCCGGGACAAAATAAAGGAATACCTTTCTACGGTAGATGATTCTATTAGTAAAGAAGATTTTAAAACTGTTGTTGATGCCTTTGAAAACCTTGACGCAACTATTACAAACAGAGAGCCCCTTGAAGAATTAGTAAGCGGATATAGAGATTACAGAAAAGCAGTAGAGGAGGTTACAAAGGCAAAAAAAGAGATGGATAAAGCTGACAATCCAGAGGCAAAAGAAAGAGCTGTAAAAAATCTTTCCGCTGCTGAGAAGAAAAGAGCTGAATCCCTTAGTAAAATAACACAATCCGTTAATGCAATAGGACAACAGGGTCAGCAAGTAATTTCTGCCGGGAATGATCTTGTAAATATGCTTACTAATTTAGGCATTGAAATCCCTGAATCTATTTCTGGAGCATTAAGCGGATTGGGACAGGTAGTGGATGGATTAGCAGAAATTGATATAACCAAGCCAATGAGTGTTGTAACTGGTGTAATTCATACATTAGCAGGCGTTACAAAAACGATTGGCAGTATATTCGGGTTAGGATCAGATAACGGAGTAGCACAATATAAGGCGTTAAGAGAACAACTAGAGGCTATAAATGATCTATACAAAAAAATCATTGATAAATCAAAGGAAAAAATTGTATTTGGAGGTGGATTTGCATCGGTAGAGGCAGCGAAAGAAGCTAACGAAGCGCTAGAAAAGCAAATAGAAAATTATAGAAGATTAGCGGAAGTAGGAGGTAAAGCAGGATCAAGTGCAGGCTCACATAGTTATGCTTACCGGGCCAACGAAAGGCTTAAGAAATCATGGAATGATATTTCAAAGTCTATAGGACAAAATATTTCCAGTGTACAACAAATGTATGAATTATCTGGGGAACAGTTAGAGATTATACGAAGAGATTTCCCCGAAGCGTGGAGTAAAATACCTTCTGAAATAACTGAAAATTTAGATGCAATCATTGACTGCAACGATGAAGCCAAGGAACTTGCGAATACATTGCAAGAAGCACTAACTGGCATATCCTTCGATAGTTTTTATAATGGATTTATTGATTCACTTTCGGATATGGATGCTTCCTTTGAAGATATGTGTGATGACTTTGAAGGATATTTGCGAAAATCGATTATAGCCGGTCTAATCGCAAGTCAGTACAAGGGAAGAATAGAAAATCTGTATAAAAGTTGGACAGAAGCAGCAGAAAGCGAAAATAAGATTACTGCAAAAGAGGCAGAAAAATTGAGGGATGATTATCAAGATATAATCCAAGATATGATTAAAGACCGGGATAATTTGGCTAAAACTTTTAATTGGGAAAGTTCTCCGGAAGAATTAAAACGCCAAACCGGCACCATATCCGAAACAATTACGGAGAAAACTGCAAATGAATCAATGGGAATATGGAGAGGTTCCTACGATACATTAAAGGCTATCAGCCAGCAGACAACGATATTTCATGAAACATACAAGTCTACAATGGCCACATGCAACTCCATACTGAACACGATAGCGAGGAATACCGGAGAAACGGCGAATAATACTTCCGTCTTGTCTGATATGCACAACACATTGAAAAACATGGACGGAAGACTACGAACAATTGAAAGTGAATCAAGTAAAAGATACGCAAGATGACGGATTTTTATTTTGAATAATTCTAAATAATAATTATATTTGCATCAGTATGTGATGACACATACCACCCAACACCGGACGGCATGGCAGAATATTATATTAATAATACTCCTATTTCCCAATTCGGGATAATTCCAACAAAATCAAATGGCAATATTGCCATTTCTGGATGCTTCAATCTTCCGAAAAGAAAAGGGACTACTTACTACGATTGGGTTACAGACAACAGCGTGGAGCCTTATGTGGAGAGTGAAGATATGGATTTTGACAGCCGGGATATTTCAATAACAGGAAATATCGTGTCTGATTCTGACTCTTCTCTTCCTTTAATAAATGATTTCATGAACGAGTTGCCGGAGTTATTTACGTTGTCATGCAAATGGGGAAGCTGGAGTGTAAAATGCAAAAGTACGACCATCGAAACCTTTACAAAATCGGCTTGCAAAATAACGATTAAATTCATAGAACCTCTTGTTAATTTATCTGGGACACTCCCCTCTCCCACCGAAAACGGGGAGATTGACGGATACAAATGGACTTCTTTCGGATTATATCTGAAAGAAATATCAAACTATCAGGGAATCGGTGCGCCAAAATCGTTGAGCACAACCCAAAATCCGTCTTATTCACTTTATTCAAAAGGAGGGCAAGAGAAGACGGAGATAACCGTTTCCGGTATGATAATAGCTGAAAATACAGAGCAATTCAAGGAGAGAATCAAATCATTATATGCCCTATTTGGGAAAGCCGGAATAAGAACTATCAATTACAGAGAAAGAGAGATTAAATGTTTTTGCACGAATGGATTTTCTGTACAAAACGTTTTTTCTATCGGGAAAGTATACGCTGATTTCAGTTGCAAATTAATCGTAATATCGAATGAAAGGATATAGCATATATAGAGATAATACCGTTATTTACGAATTTGTCGTTGATGATACCATCTCGAAGTCATTAAGCGGAAATAAATATGTTTCGTTCACTATTTCGTCAAAGAATGATCTTGACTTAAAGATAGGCGACTATGTTTTAGTCGGGAATGAAAAGTACGAGATTTTCGGGCCTATTGATATAGAGGAAAGTAACGGAGTGTTTACCTATCCGCTTACGTTCTATTTTCAAGGATATAAGCTGAACAATTCCATCATAACGGACGAAGGAGCGACAACATTTGCCTACCATGGAGAGGTCAGCGACTTCATGACATTGCTGATTGATTCCTTGAACGAGGACTATCCGGAATTTACCCTTGGAACCATTCAGAACGGAAGTATCCTTGATTTGAGCTTTGACAATAGTAATTGCATGGCAGCACTCCAAACGGTATGCGAGAATGCCGAAATGGAGTGGGACATTACGGGAACCGTGATAACCGTCAAGAGGAGAATCGGAGAAGAAACCGACTATGTGTTTGAATATGGGAAAAACAAAGGAAGCTACTCCGTGAAACTCGCAAAGGTCGCTAATGCTTCCGTAACCACTCGAATGATAGGGAAAGGCGGCACTCTGAATCTTCCGGCCGACTATGATTCTCCGGACAGCCCCAAAAGGTTGAATTTGGGTGATGAAGTCATTGAAAAGAACGTAGAAAAGTACGGAAAGATTACCGGGGTGTATGTGAATGAAAACATCTACCCTCGCTTGATTAATAAGACGGTGTTAGGCGTGACCGTTCCGGAAAACATAGAGGAAGCCGGAAGTTGGAAGATAAAACTTGATATTCCTTTCAATCTGTCTGAATACTATGCGGAGAATGAAATCCCGGTAGTCAAGTTTCAGACGGGGGATTTGACCGGGTTGAACTTTGAGATAGTGGAAAACAGCTGGAACAATACCGACAAGACGCTTTCAATTATCGTAAAAGAGGAAGAAGACGGGTATTATCTTCCGAATGCAAACAGACAGCCACGTGTCGGAGACGTGTTTGTCCTCCTTAACATCAATATGCCGCAATCTTACATAGATGAAGCAACACAGGAATTGAGGGAGGCAACACAAAATGAGCTGAACAAAAAGTGTGAACCGCAATACGCCCCGTCTCTATCAGTTCAAAAACACTATATCAAGAAGAAAGGAATATCACTGAATATCGGTGATGGAATTACCGTAAAAATAGGCAGGCGGAATATCACGACAAGAATTATCGGTACTACTGAAACAAGCGATGATATAAGGGTTGAATTGGGCGACCAGATGCTTTATACCTACGACACTAAGGTAAATAATACAATAGAGCAGATACAATTCACCTTAAAGCAGCTTATCAATATAGATGATATAAAAAGGCTCTTCTATAACCTTATCAATGCGTGGTATCCGAAGTGGTTCAATCAAAAGTTACATAAAGACGCGGACGTTGAATTTAATTCTGTGAAAGCGGCTGAATTAGTCCAATCCGACAATTTCTCATCCAAGAATTTCACCTCCGGAGCGCTTGGTAGCGGACACAGAATAAAAGACGGGAATGCTGAGTTTCAGAATCTGACGGTAAGGGGTCAGTTCAGCGTGTTTGAGTTTCTGATACAGCAGGTAAAGGCAATCGGCGGGAAGTTCTGTGTCTCTCCGGCAGCTATAAAGACGGGAAGTGTAGAGGAGACAGAGAATGGGTACAAGTGCTTTTTCAATACTGACAGCGGGACGATAATAAATCCTTTCGTAGTGGGCGACCAAGCTTTTCATCAAGTTTTTGACGGGCAGAAAATGAAGAGATATTGGCGTCTTGTCACGGAGGTAGGCGCGGATTACTTTGTCTTGTCAAAAACGGATTGTGAGGCGAATAGCGGTATCCCGGAGGCTGATGAAGAAATAGTATTATTAGGAAACCGGACAGACATAAACCGCCAATCCGCGATAATGATTTCGGCGCATGACAACAATTCGCCTTACATTGCTTTCTATGCTGGGATAAACTCCTATTCTTTTGAAGGGAAAGAACCGATGCGGACGGGTAATTTGAATGGCATAGTGGATGAAGATTTCGGGCAGTTGACAGGATTCGGATTGTATTGTCAGAACGTTTACATGAAAGGGGTGTTCAGACTGATGTCCGGCAAAACGGTGGAAGAGTCCATCGGAGACGTGCAGAGTAACCTGGACAACCTCCAAGTAGGAGAAACCAACCTTCTTGACAATAGTAACAAGGGATGGAAGAATACTGGCTATCCAATAGCGACAATTTACTTAGGAGACTATAAACCCAAACAAGGAGAAGAATGTACAATTGTTATTAAAGGCAAATTAGGGGCGAATAAAACAAGCTGGGGTGTTTACAATTCTGGAGGGAATGTTGTATTGGCTAGTTTTTATCCTGGTGGTCCCGATACAGATTATATTGCTTTGAAAACTTTTAAATGGACGTTAGGGACGCCTGCTGTTGATAATACATTTATTCGGATATATCCAATGCCTAATAGTGTATCTGTTGAATCTGAAATAGAGTGGGTAAAACTAGTATTAGGCAATAAAACTTCGCTATTGTGGACCCCCTCCATAAACGATCAGAAGCAGATAGCCACAGATATAGCGCAGGCTAAGGCAGACTTGGCAGAAACAAGGGCCAATGCTTACGCAGACGGTATTGTAACAGAGGCGGAGCAGAACGCAATAAACGAGGCGCAGGCGAGATTGGATGCGTTACAAATCGGCTCCGTAAATCTCATTTCAAAAAAAATGATGTTGAAGTGGAATGAGAAGAACAAGGATATTGCGGTCTGGGGGCAGGATGCAGACGGGGTGTACTTGGGTGTTGATCAATCATTGTTATATATTAATTACGGGGGAGATGGAAGTCATCCATCTAATGCCATATTTAATCTAACATTCAAATCTAATACACAATATGTATTATCCGTTGAATGGAAACTTGCAGCGGCGCAAAGTTATGCAGGTCTGAATTTTATTTTTGAATATACAGATGGAACAAATAATAGAATCTATGTAGGACAAAACCAAACATCAAAAACAATACAACACCTTGTATCTGAACAAGGGAAAACAATATCGAGAATTTGTATGTATTACGGTGCTAGTGCATCAAGGACACTTTTATACAATATCTCCCTAATCGAAGGCAATAAACCCCTGCAAGGCTTTCCAGTAGCAGCAGAAGACCAGATCGGAGCTAATAACGTTAATTTGGCGGATGGTACAAAAGGGCCGTTTACGGTTGAAGGGGGGACAAATACTTATGCACATAAAGCTCTGTATATTCCTGTAATCAAGCCGAATACAGTTTATTATGTGAATGCCCAAAATATAGAATTCTTATCAGGCAATATTAGCAAGTGTGATTTCATTTTATTTGATAAGGCTATTAAAAATTACCTGACACCTACTTATCATCATCTTTATGATAAAAATGGTGGTATTCTGATTACCAAAAATGACTTTGAAGCTCAGGAAGGGTATTTACTTTGTTACGCCGGAGAAGCAGGGCATACCGCTGGGAATTCGGTCCGGTTCACCGAAGTCACGATAGTCGAAGGCTTTCTTCCGGCCCCTGTTTGGGCTCCTTCTTTCTCCGAGCAGCAAGCAGAAATAAATATAACAAAAGGATTGATCGAAAATAAAGTATCTCTAGATGTCTATAATGAAAATTATCAATTAATAAAATCAGATATTAGCAATTTACAAGTTAGTTACAACCAAATTTCTTCTACAGTATCTAAAATTATAAATGGTACCCAAGAAATATCTGGTGTTGTAACACAAAGTAATTTCGTTACAATTTTTTCTTCAAATAAAAATGCATTAGGGCAAGAAGTTATTGAATCTATTAATGTTGGCGGAGGAGGCGTTACAATTGATGCAAGTAGGATTAATCTTAATGGAGCTATTAGTGCAAACGGGAATGTTCAGATTACAACAGATGGAAAACTTATTGCAGTTAACGGACAGTTTACAGGAAAGATTACAGCGACAGAAGGAGAAATTGCCGGACTGAAATTAAGCAACAATGGATTGAAATCATCTGATTTCAATGCGAGTTCGAAAGTAGGCTCTTGTTATGCTAAAGATGGTTTTTCTGTATATGCATCAGGGAGTGGTGTACTTACCCCTTCAACAGGTGGAATGCAAGCCGGAATAATAACAGCAGTAGGAGATTTTATAAGTCATATAACTGGATTGGAAATAATTGCCAAGGAAACATCGTATAATTCTGGATCATCTTCAAAAGTTACTGCCTTAAGAATACAAGCTGAGAACAGATATTACGGTACTCCATTTGATCCACCTCTTGCGATAGAGGTAGTTTCTGGAGATGTATTATTCGGTGGTAAAATGACAGTTAATAATGCATCTATCTTTAGAGGTCAAATATATTTAAATCTTAATAACATACCAAATATTTCAGGGGCTTCGAATTATTACCTATGTATAAATAGATCAACCGGACAATTAAGTTACAGATAAATTATAAAAAACATGGAAATTAACTATTTTATTTCAGCAAAAGCAACGGCAACGGTACAGAATATAAATGTATCGCTGAGTGCAGAGTATCAAAAAGAGCAAGCACCGGAAGTTATCTCCGTAGTAGCAAACGGATACTTGGACGACGGGAAGAAATTCATGAATGCAACCCTTAAATACAATCCTAAGTCCGAGGATTTCAATTCGATTAACGGATCAAATGTTGACTTGGGTATTATTCAGGGGATTGTTCCATTAATTACGGAATTTTATAGAAAGATTACTGAAACATTCACTAACTACTAACAAAATGAAATATAGTTTTGACGTAAAAGATGTATCAGCAATTGATTTGTTAGGTAATAATTATATCCAATTGCTGGAAGAGAATCAAAATAAAGGCATTCATCAACTTGTCGGAAATGCCGTGTATGTGTGCACAAACACAATTGAAATGCATGAAATTGCCAAAAAGATATTCAACGGGGAAGCTGTGGATATGAATGAAAATGAGACAGAATTATTCAAAGCCTCAATAATGGATTCAACCTGGCATGTTTTTATTAAAAACGCTATTATCTCTGCAATCAAAAACAAATAAAAAAGAGGCCGCCCTCGCGACCTCTATAAATATTTCCCAAGCAACCCCAAGTCAATCTTATATTGCAAGTTTACAAAGTTTTTTTGAGAATACAAAAGAATAATTTAGAAATATAAAACAATATGAACAAAGAGGAATGGAGAAGGTTAATAACCGAAACGTTGAAAGAAACAGGCTTGTACTCTGACAATGCAAGAGATCTTATCATGGGGACGTTTGCTCAGGAAAGCAATTTTAAGTACACCCGGCAAATTGGCGGTGGTCCGGCTTTAGGATATGGGCAGATGGAGCCGGCAACCTTCAATGATATTGTGGTTAATTTTCTCCGGCATAAACCGGAACTAATGGGGAAAGTAATGAAAGCATCCAGTGTTGTAACTTTGGAACCTGAAATGCTTGTAGATAACAAAAAGCTGATGATCTGTATGACCCGCATACATTATTTGCGTGTAAAGGAGGCATTACCTTCGAATAAGGATGTTTGGGCGATGGGTGAATACTGGAAACAATATTACAATACGCCATTAGGCAGAGGGACCGTTAAGGAGTTTGTTGAGAACTACAAAAGATATTGTTTATAACAATGTTTCGGGAGGGGATAGAAGTACCACATTTAAATTAAAATTATGAGTGAAAGAAACACAATTTCGGCAATGGTATCAGTATTCATGAGTGGTTTTATGGATTTTATTGAGCCTTTAAAATGGTTTATGCTGCTTGCATTGATATTAATTGTTGTAGACCTTAGGTTTGGAATAGCAGCAGCTAAGAAAAGAGGTGAAAAGATCCGGTTTTCACGGGCAGGGAGAAGGACTATTAATAAGATGGTAGATTACTTATGTTGGATTCTTCTTGCCGGGGCTATTGGAAAAGCATTTGGGATACCTTTTGATATTCCGTTACTTCCTTCGATTGTTTTATTGGTTATATATGGTTTTGAAATAAATTCTTGTTATGGGAATTACTTTGAAGCTCACGGTCGGCATGTAAAGGTCGATATTTTTAAATTTTTCAGGCGGAAGTCTGATATTATTGACATAGAAGAAAAAACAGAAAAATGAGGATAATAATTATACTGATAGCCCTTTCTATATTCTCCTGCCGGAGTATTCAGTACGTGCCGGTAGAGACAGTAAAGACAGAGAAAGAATACATTGACAAGATAAAGCGGGATAGTATCTATGTACGCGACAGTGTATTTGTTCTTGTTAAAGGCGATACAGTTTTCAGAGACAAATATCATATTGTGTATCGTGATAGGCTTATGCATGATACGGTAAATATAAGCCAAACAGATAGCATCGCGGTCCCCTATCCGGTTGAAGTTGTAAAAAACAAAGTACCCGGTATAATGTGGTGGCTTATCATTTTACTAGCAGCATTCAGTATACCGTCAGTATTAAAGATTATCCGGTTTATCCGGGGCAAAATATAAAAAGAAGCCCCACTTCAAAAATATAGCGTACCACCACTACATCCTGTCTGTAAGACTTCTTTCGGGGAGTTTTACGGACAGGATTTTTATTGGTTGCACTTTTTTGAGAAAAAATTTATGAAAAAATTACAAAGGCCGAGTACGATGGTGCGTAACAAACAAGTTATCAGCATATATGAAGAATTAAAAAACTCAGAAAAATATTCAGATTTTTTCCATTTGCTTCCACGCTCTTTCATATACGATAAAATAAAGGAACAGACCGGGCTGTGTCACAAAACGATTGCTGACATATTAAATCATAGGGAAAAAACAGAATGATGTTTTGGAATGATTCTAAATTGAGAATTATTTGCAAAAATGTAGATGTGTTGACTATTTATGTGGATTAGAATTTATACATTTGTATCATCAAACAGATATCCAAATGAAAGAGAAAAAATCATATTCGCAAACATTCGTTGTAAAAAATACATCGACAGCCCTTGTTGATTTTTTCAACAAACTACGTGATCATAAAATGTCTAAAATTGAAGAATTGCGTAGCAAAAAAGATATCTATTTCCCTGCTTCTACTTCGAAATGATAATAACTTATCCAATAAGTGACAATTTCGGGAATGAATATCTTATCCGTATAGAAGATTGTCAAAATTTGCCTGATGAGATAATGAAAGAGTTGGGCAATATTAAAATATTGGACATTACTCTTGAGCGAATATCCGGCGAACAATATACAAATTCTGGCATATTGTCAAAAATATCCACGTTCATTGCCGGGGTGCTTCTTGACAATGAGAATGCAATGCTATATTTTTATTGCGATGATGTACATGATGTAAAGCGCAGGGACATGGAAATAACACCTCAAAAATTCAGAAGTGACCTTTTTTCTGCAATGTTCATAAGATATGTAAAAGCAAAATCATTGAAAGATATTGTAGATACTACCATAACGGCATACGCAGACCGGGACATATATATACATATTATTGCAAGGAGAAGGCATAAAAAACAAGTAGATGCTATACGTTCAAGCATTGAAAACCTTTCACATAAATAATATTTTCCTTGATTTAAATCAGAATGAATCTAAATTAAATGTAATCCCAATTATTTTATATGTTTTAACAAATAGGGTGGGGTATTTTTTGATTATATTTGCGGCAATTAACAATCAAAATTTATTTAGTATGAAAAAGATTATATCCATTTGTTGTGCTTGTTTGTTGTTTTCAAGCTGTGCGACCTTATTTACCGGATCCCGACAAGCCATAACTTTTGACGCAAAAATGCCAGAAGTAGGTATTTATAAAGATGGAGTAAAATTAGGGGAAACTAAAAATGATGGGACATTTACAACAAAGATCGGTAAAGAGCTATCATCAGTGAATATGATGGCTAAAAAAGAAGGATATAAAAATGAACCGTTCTTTCTAAACACAAGATTTAACGGTGTTTCTTGTATTAATCTTTTAAATATAATTGCTTGGGCTATAGATTTGGGCACAGGGAATGCTTGCAAATATGATAGAAATTATGTTGAAATAGAAATGGAAAAAGAATAAGCGCAACTACTCAATACACTCCTTCTGATTCTCCGGAAGGAGTTTTTTTTGTTTAGTCCGTGGGCAAAGATTTATTATTGTGCGGACTGATTCATATCAAACTTTCTTTTTTATTGGAAATTTATTCTGTTTAAAGTCCTCAAACTTCTATTATATAGGAATGTAACTTTTTACAAAACATCTATTTATGTCGAATTTTGGGATATCCGGCAATAGTGCCGGAATAATCAAAATTCTTTAATTATATGGAAATTATCGAAAAGAAAGTGTATGAGGAAGGCGGTGAAAATCGTCGCTCTACGAGAGAGCGGGCGAATGCCGGCCTTACCTTGGGTATTATCGGTACTGTCCTCGGCGCTGCCGCTCTTTGGGGACGTGGCAATGGTATTGGTTCAATCCTAGGCGGTGGAGCTGGTTTCTCCGGAGGTGCTAGTACTCCTGCAAATGTAAACATTAACGCATACGGCACTGGGGCCGGGAATGGTTGTGTTGCCCCTACTTCTTTCCAAGCATGGGAAAAAGGATGTGAAGATGCTTTGGAATTGACAAATGCAATGTGGGGATTAAAACTGGGCTCTATGCAGGCTATTGCAGCAAACCGTGAAACAGACATTGCTGAAAAATTCAGCTTGTACAAGACGATGGTAGACGCCGATTTTGGGTTGTATAAAAACAACCGGGACAATATCGACGCGGTTAATAACCGTCTGAATTCTGAATTGTTCGGCCTGTACAAGTATACCCGTGATAAAGACGATGAAACCCGGAAGGAACTGTGTGATCTGAAAGCACAAGTAGCGATTAGCAATGCCGTCCGTCCCTATCAGGATAAACTGATTCAGTGTGAAATTGAAAAAGCATTCACCGCCGGAATTAACTATGTAGACCGCAAGACCTGCAAAATGGTTGAAGGTGTAGTAGTAGTACCTACCGAACCTACTATTACGGGTATCGGAAGTTATTGCTGCTTTCGCAACCAGACAAGTGGAGGATCAACTCCGGCAGCCTAAAATGCTCACCCAAAAGAGAGCTTATAAACGTAGAAAACAAAAAACTAAATAGCCATGCCAGGAAATAACTTTTTCTTTAACGGAAGCAGCGATCCCCTTTTAAACCAATCTTCCTATAACATGGAAGAACGATATCAGGAGATAGAGCGGATGCAGGCCGCTTTGGAGCAGAAAAAACAAGCGATGCAAAGAGCAAAAAATCAGATGGTCCAGCAACCACAACAAAGCCAGACTCCTATATGGGACGAAATCGAAAGCATTGTATCAGCAATGACTGACAAGGAATTTGAAATCGTAACAAACAATGAAGAATTTATTGAAAGTCAGAATATGATAATGTCTATTCTTCAAGCTAAATACATGCAAATGATGCGCCCGGTGGTAGAAGGCTCAAAAGAAGGTAAGGATGCCCTAGAGAATCATCTGACGCTTGTAAAAAGGCTTAGAAAATCCGCTGCTACTGAGGTTGACAAGGAGATCAACGATTTCCAGGAATATAAGGAAAAGTATTCTGATATTCCCTATTCTGAGTATCAGAAAATGAAACGACAGAAAGGAGGCAAGAAATGAAAAAAGAGGATTTGAACCAGTTTAAAGGTGAAATTAAAACCGCAGTACAATCCTGGGGAAATAGTAAAATAGATTCTCTTTTTCCGGATAAAGCACATACGCGCACTTTCTTTAAAAATGGGTTAAGTAATTTACTAGCCAGGAAGGATGCACTTATCAACAGATGGCTTGATACCGGATTTTTGTTTATTGCCGGAGAAGACGGAACAATAGACAGCGATGTTATGGTTGATAATCTTGTCTCTTTATTTGAAGAAATGGACGTTAGGGAGTATCAATTAGGGATGGTTAAAGTTACAGTAGGAAAAGGCCAGGCCATCGTAGATATGCCTCATAATTTCTTGTTAGATATGTTTATAGGTAGCTTGGGTTGTATTAAGTTCACGTCGGAAGACCTAGGGGAGTTGAAAGAACTCCTCAATTAATTAACTTTAAAATTATCATGTTATGAATGAAGAAATAAGAGAATTCGCAGAAGAATTACAGGATTTCCTGAAAAAAGGACATAAACTGCTCAATAAAATGGGGCAGGGAATGGGCCAAAGAAGCGGCAATCAGGGATATGGTCAAAATTCTGGACAAGGCATGGGCCAGAATATGGGCCAAGGTGGTTACGGCGAAAATGTCGGACAATGGTTCCGGAATAATTTCGGCGGACAGGGATTTGATCCCCGGTTTATGTAAACAGGTTCACCTGGAGGGGTGGAAACATCCCTCCTTAAATATTAAATAATATGTGTAAACAAGCATTAGATACATACGATTTTTACAGACCGATAGCAATGTCTCGGTATCTTAGTTTCAGGGGATGGCATTTTGATAAAAAGACATGCGATTATGCAATTTCTTTAATGAAGAAAAAAAATCCCGCAACTGGCAGGCTTGAACCAATAGAACCAATGAGCAAAGATCAGGTTGACGAACTTCTCGCTAAGCACGGTGTGAAACTGGAAAATAATACACTTTATGATTATGTGTACGTTGCAAATATGGCTAGAGCAGATTTTTATAAATCTAGTCTCCCAGACGATAAATCGCTTGCTTTATTTGTAAAAGATTCAATCGATGACCCTGATGCAGCTGATGGAACTATTATGCGAAGATGGTACGCTACGATGGTAGCCAATGGATGCGGAGTAGAATGGAGTGATTTTCTATGATCAGACAACGATTCCATATTTACGTAAAAGGTAAAAAATGGAATATAACCGCCTTTTATCCGGTTACAAGGTATCACGTAGATGAAATTATGAACGCCTTGTATGGGTTAAATTGTAGTGAATCGGATTTAAAAAATGCATATAAAAACCTGACAAGCGGAAATGTAAATAATGGTCTTGCATTCAGTAACTATTTTTACCGGGAATCAGTGGTCATATTTGCAATTTCTATTAGTCCGGCAAAGTACTTTAATCTGATCACGCATGAACTGCACCATCTGTCAGTTCATATTGCGGTAAGTAGTGGATTTAATTTACAAGGAGAGGAAATTTGTTATATAAACGGAGATATTGCTGAAATGATGTTCCCGGTTGTAGTTTATTTATTGTGCAAGGGGTTCATTCGCAACTATGAAATAAAATATTATGCCCGATAGTTTTGAAATATTAATCAATATTGCCGACAACGCAGCAAGCAGCTATATCAGCGAAATAGCCCTGTTTGCTTTAAGATGCCTGTAAGGCCGCGTAAATATTTAGTCGTGAACATATCGGAAGGTATGAGAGGGGAGTTGTGTCCCCTCTTTTTTGTAACTTTATGCAATGTTGATGCGTATATGTTAAAAATGCCATTATAAAATGATTTTCTGGATTTTTTGTTTGTAAATCATATTTCCAGAATCTATATTTGTGGCATAATTATGCTCTTGGCTTCGTATGTTCTACCAATTTTGGTTTAATAATGAGCATGCCGACCCAAGAGCCTTTGTTTTTTATAATGATATGAAATCAAACAATAAGCCAGAATCTAATTTTAGTGCACCAGTCAAAATAGCTGTTCTAATAGACGGAGGATTTTTTATTAAAAGATATAATTATTTATATAATAAGGGAAAAAACAAAACTCCTGAGGAAGTTGCTGATGACATTTATACATTAGCTCATTCACATGTTGGGAAAGAAAATTATCTTTATCGTATATTTTTCTACGACTGTGTACCTTTTTCAAAAAGAGTTCATAATCCTATTTCTAAAAAATGTATTGTTTTTGAGAGAAGTCCTGAAGCTATATTTAGGAATAAAATATTTGAAGCCTTAAAACAAAAAAGAAAAGTTGCACTTAGACTAGGATATCTTAAGGATTCTGGCAATTGGCAAATAAGACCAAATAAAATAAAGGAATTATTATCTGGTTCATTGAAAATAGAGGACTTACAAGAAAGTGATGTTTATTACGAATTAAGGCAAAAAAGTATAGATATGAAGATAGGGGTAGATATTGCTTCTTTATCATTAAAGCATTTTGTTGATAGAATTGTACTTATATCTGGTGATGCTGATTTTGTTCCAGCATCTAAATTAGCGAGAAGGGAAGGCATTGATTTTATCTTGGATCCTATGATGGCTCATGTAGATAACTCTCTATTTGAACATATTGACGGAATGAAGTCTCCCAAAATACCACCTAGAAGGAAACAAACTAAGTAATAGCGAGGACTAACCTCGCTACTTCTTTCCCTTTAATTTGCTAATAACCCAGTCCCGAAATTCATTTTGTATCTGGATAGCTTCTTTATCTGGTAAGTTCAAAGCTCCTCCTCCGGTTAAATGTCCCCATCCACGCAATAATAATATGTTTTCGTTATCTTTTTGTATGAACACATCGTTTGCATACGTTATATTTCCCAAATTCAGATGTGTATCTTCATTGCTTAGTGTATCACAAATATTCCTGATAAGTTCATTGTTTCTTGTAAGGATCATAAATGCCATAACACCATTAGATGAGAATATGTATGGTTCTGATATCCGGAATGGAGGTTTATAAATTTCAAGTGCTTTCATATTTATTCATTTAGTTTTTGAATCGTTTTTGTTGAGTATCTACAATCAGGTTTTTGATAACTTTTTTTCGTAAGATATTTCTCACTCACGTATCCTAATTTCATACCTCGGCTATAAGATGATGCATCAACATCATAGTACCACTCTTCATTATATCTGTATATATCTAGTATTTTTACAAGGAAACATGAACCAACACCATAATGTAGATATGCCTTTTGCCCAGCATGAAATTTAGGCAGATAAATAAGGTTATTCATTTAATTCCTCAATAAATTCACTCATGTACATATACTTCATCATCACACAGGATATGACATAGGTCTCCTTTTATTATTTTTGCTTTTCTCATATTCGAAAATGTTTCTATTAAAGGATTATTTTATTTGCTCCCGACATTATCACCACCAAAATGTTCTATAAGTTCTTCTACTGTAGCTTTATGACAGTATAGAGGTTCTATTTGTGTACCAACATGTCTTCCTCCACTGCGATCTGTTGCCATAAACCAACTGCCTTGTGGAAAATCTGTATATATTTCTACATCCATAACAAACCATTGATTTTTATCTGAATCATCTCTTAGTGATGCAATAGCTAAAAAGAGTTCTTCATTAGTTTTACAATTAATCCTTCCAGCACAATTCCATGTTGAATAAGGATCTTTAGTATCAAACATTTCATAAGTAATTGTAGTATATGTAGGGTATTTATCATTTACCGCAGTGGCAATACATAAATATGGATCTTCAAGGAAAATCTTTGAACGTTTATATCCTAATTTTTCTAACTTTTTACAAAGTTCCAAAGTATTCTTTCTTATAAAACAAGGTGTGGTAAACATAGTTGCTTTTTTAATTCAATTCTAATATTTTCATCAATTAACCTAATAGTATCTTTTAAGGAAAAGGAGTGGCAAAACCCACAACCATCTTTATCCACAGCTTCCCATACCACTCTTTTTTCCGGAGGATAATACCCAATGCAGTTTATCTGAATACCCTTATAGGTATAATGACCTTTACTGATTTTAATAAGATCCTTATTATTTCTCATGTTCCTCCTTTACTTTAAGTGCATATCCGTCAAATAGATGACAAAGCGTAACTTGGTCACTTTGAATGAGAATAGTACAATCCACTTTATCCCTGACAGCACAATCACTACATACCCGGGAATATTTGTTCCTTACATATATTATCCCCTCAATCTTTATTTCCTGTATTTCCATTTTACTCTGGTAGTAAGTAATTCCTATATAGATCAATAAAACGAGTTCCTATGTAAAAAGCATCCTCTCTTTTGCCACAACATAATTTAGGATCATAGTTAATGTATGTACCATGCTCTACTTCTTTATATTTAAATTCACCTTTATCCCATATAAAAGACGGGTAATATATATCTAAACCATTTTTAGAAATACCAGGTTTCCAATCATTGTTTAATATATTACAAGCTTTATAAATCTGTATTAGTTTTAAGCGTGCTAATTCTGAACTATCATCACATTCTATATCAGGAACTGATCCTGTGATTTCACATGCATCCTTATAGGTCTTCACCAGTTCCTGGAAACTCAATATAAGTCTTTCTATTCCGAAGGTATCTTCAAGCTTTTTCTTAAACTCTCCGGATGTATTCGAATAAATAATCCTAGCCTCTGTTTCTGTTATTAGTAATGTTTTCATCTTGTTATCTTCTTCTAATCCTTTTAGGAATACGTAACCTATTTTAGAAGGGGAATAAACTCTCATAGGATCTATATGGGTTCCTAAATGTTGAACTCTGCATAATACCATCCATTGATCACTAGGGATACTCCCTTTATTTAACTCTTTAATGGCTTCATATATTTTAAGACAGTCTCTGGCATCCTCTGAATAGTCTATCTCCAGTTGTTTCAATAATCTATCCTTTAGTTCACTCATAGTCTTCAACTTTATTCATACCATACTACTCTAACTGTATCAATATAATCCTCTTCCTCTGCACTCTCCATAGCTTCTTCCCTTGTATTGTAGATACACCGGGCCGACACTATTCCAGCATTTCTATATATATTAACCCATCCTTCATGTTCTTCCAGAGGTATTACAAGGTCTATATTACGAATATTACCTCTCAAGTATTCACCTTTATCGGAAAAGGAATATGCAGCCTCATATATTGAGTTATCTGCATTTTCAACCAGGGCTATTATAGGATAATCACCTAATGTTTTAGTATCAAAACAAATAATCCTTGCTTTACGCCCGTCTCTTGTACAAACAGGTTTACCAGCTTTAGCTTGTTCGAGATCAAATGGTTTAAATTTGTTGTTTTCTTTTGTTTCCACTATTATCTCTTATTTAATGTAGGTTTAATAATCTTCTCTTTTCTTTATTGTGACTGTCTTTCATCTAGGTATTTCCATCCAACAATCATTTTCTGAAACACAGATATATCCACATCCATACACATCCCAATACAACTCACCTTCATGGAGTTGTAGCATAGCAGTAAATGCGTCTTCTCCATGTTTAACTAACACATAGTTTGGATATCCTATTCTAGGTTTTCTTTCTCTAAGTTTGATCCATAAAGGACCCTTCTTATAACCGGAAGGAATAGAGTTAAACTCTGTGTCAATCTGCCTCTGATTAGATAGACATTCAAGTTGTGGATCAGTATCTTGGTTTTTCATATCAATAAATATTTAAGTTAGTAGCATTAATTGCTAAGCCTTTGTTTATTAATCCGCGATAGTCAAAATGATTGGCATTTAGCCAGTCGATTGCGGAGATTATATCATCTTGGGTTATTTCTACAAATTCTGTTTCGTCCTCAGGACCTATTGTAGATTTAGAACAAATCGTAAAAATTTTAGATTCTGATGACGCCTCATATATATCAACATGCAGATCACTAAGGCTGTTAAATTCCTTTATCTGCTCATATGTCATGGAAGATAATGGAAATAGATACAGCTTAATATCATTTATACGTACATCGTAAAAATCAGGAGGAGTAATCCTGCCTTTTGTAAATACAGTACAGGTTCTTTTTGCTACCCCACTTAGTACACCAACCTCGTTTGTACTAAGTTGAACCTTAACTTCATATGGAAGTCTTGCACTTAAATCTTTTAATAAAATATCTCTTTCTTCCTGTGTCATAACTTTTTACTTAAGCATTCAAGCTAAAATTATACCAAAACAGACTTCCGCAATCACAACATCTACAATTGGCTGCGGATGTAAAATATCCTATTTCGTAGTGATAAGATCCACAATAAGGACATCTACATAGATTTATACTAGTCATTTTTCTCATCTTTAAGTATTAGTATTTATAGCATTTTATCGGACAAAATTTTCCATTAATTTCATTCCCGACATTTGTAACTCTTCTCATGTTATCTGTTTGAACAGATAAAAAACGAGAAATCAAATCATCAAACATATATATCTTTTCACCGTCTGAGATCTGATTTATGCCTTTCCTGAAATAAACAATACGATGAGATTTGTTTGAGACAGCATATACAAATACAGGTTTGCCTATCCCATCCGTATTTTGAAGTTCTTTATGCTGCTTAAAACATATATGTTCTACTATTTTCTTGAAATTATCTTCACTTTCATCATGTGATTCCATTTTAATCGTCCTGAATTTGACATACACTTTACTCCCTCTTTCTGTGAGGTCCACTTTGTCCATAATATCATGAACAAAAGGTATTTCATGGATTAGGATTATATAAACTTTCATATTATAGAAGTTTAGTTTTTTCTTGTGTTTGTTTTCTTTCAGGCTATTTTAAATGCTTCTTCGCGCATGTTATTTAAATTCATTTTCTCTCCTTTTCTAAAAGTTTGTTTTCAGCAAGATAACAAAGCATTTCATAAACAGCTTCTAGTAATGTCTCACGACGGATAGATTTAATAACTTCTTTATTAATAAATCCAATAACTTCATAATATACGTCCCAACAATTTGATAACTTTTCTATTGTAAGACCATTTAACCTATCGTTTGTAATACTATGAGGAAGTTTGTCTAATAAATCTTGAAGAGTAAACACTCCATAATCCATTCTAAGTGAATGGTCATAGTTCCCCATTTCAGCATCATAGTATCTGTCTAATACTACGATTTCTTCCCTTAAAGTTTCTGCTTCGTCATAATCTATATAATTCTCCTCTTCATCTTTAAAGAGATGTACAACACTAGCTTCCTGTGTATCAACACCTAAGTCCCTTAGATGTCTCATTTGACTTATTGATAAAACTTGGTTTTTCATAAATTTGGCTCTATAAATTCAACATTGTATTTTTCACAGTAGTATTCAAAAGGTTTTTGACTGAAAGGGAATATGGTCATTGGGCCTATAAAATATCCGTCACAGTGTGCTATTTCGTTATATTTCTTTTCTGCTGTTTTGCGTATTTTCTGCTCAGTTCCATACCCTGATTTATGCAAGAAAAATACAGTTATTTTTTCTCCTTTATCAAGCAGCTCCTTGAGCCGTTTGTAGTCTTTGCTGGTTTTGTAGGGTATCATGTTAATCTACTAATTCAAATTCATAAACAAATACATAGGGGTTGGATTCCCATGTAGCTTTGCCGTAGACTTTATCGATGAGAAAATGATATGCGTCCTTTGCGCTGTCTGTGGCGTATGCCCAAGTATGTTTCTCCCAAGGAACACGGTATCTCGGCGTTCCATCCGCATCGAACTTTTGCACAACACCTTCTTTCAAGCAATCTTCATCGGAAATGTCTTGCAATCGCTCTACGCGGACGTCGGTAATGCGGATGTGGTGGGGCATGAGGTCGGAGCGAACGAACATTTTGTTGTTCCAACCGGCTTCGCAAAACGGGAAAGGATCTATCCCTATTTCAGAATATCTCTGCGCAATGGCAACGACTTCGCCAATCTTGTATTTTGGAAGTATCTCGCCTTCATCAAATGCACTCTCGTTATCATCATACATACAAGGCCAGTCGATTATCGCATTATCAGACATGCGCTTATAAACATAAAAACCTGCCACCCATTTGCCCTTGAACTCCCTGGGACAAGTTATAATTCTTCTTGTCATGGTCTTCCTACCTTCCAATACGGCTTGCGTAAGCCGATATCTATCTGAGAAATTTATCTTTTTCATACATATTAATTTTAGAGAGGGACATTACACCCCTCTAGGTTGAGTTATTGAATTGCTATTATATTCTATTTGTTTTGGATTTGTGGTCTTAGATTATATTTACTATCAATATCAGATAACATTTCCTTTAAATAATATGCTTGTTCTGCTGTTATTGTTAAATTCTTTTTCCCTGATTCAATCAGGATACTTTCCCCATTGTATGTAATTGAAATTTTACCCATATTTATATTGTTTGATTTATTTTCTGTCTGCTTTTTAAAACACAATCTTTTACCGCGTTTGAAGCAATAAAACTTGCTTTTGCACATTCATTGTTGCCTTGTAGATTATTGTTCTTAATATTTTCCGAAGCCAATTCTTCAGCAAATTTCACTGACATAAGTTCAAGCCGGGAAAGATTATCACGGATATTAGCTTTCTCCGGTAAGTTTTTCTTTTGTCTGATTACATCAGTTTTACCGCCAAATAAAGGGGAGTAAATCGCATTCGTACATTGCCGGAAACCATCATGTTTTACACCATGTTTTGCAAGAGTAGAAGTAAATGTATTGCGTACTACTTTCCCTTCAAAACGTTCTTGAATCCATTTTTCATCCTTACCTCTCTTTTTGTAGGCTTTAATGTACCGATCTGCTATAAGGTCAGGATTTTTTTCTTCTTCGATACGCTGGAAGAAAACCTCGTTTATTAGAATATGGAGTTTGGGATCCAACCATTTTGCATAAGCAAGTGCTAAATTTTTATGCGCCTATGTTCCTCCATCTGATTTCCCTCGCTTAGATTTCAAAACCCCCATTTTTGGGGTATTTAAAAAATTGCACACTGTATCAATAAGTTCAATTGTTGATTCACGGCGTTGCCATGTAGATGGGTCTTTTTTATTTGGGCTATTAGCCGCTTTCCATAAATCTGTCAGACTAAGCATGTCGCCGTCCGATCTGACATTACCCAAAATACTATTTTGAGTTTTGTCAAATAAAACTAATTCTTTCATGGTGGGTTATTTTGTAGTAAATGAATCGAGATAAAGCTGCGCAAGACAAGCCCCGTGGTAGTCTAGGTTTGCCCGGTGTGTTTTATGGAACTCGGCGAACCTTTGGAAAGCACCATCGCTTAGGATAAAGTAATAGGCCCGATTCTTACATCGTTTTTCTTCCTCTTTCTTCTGCTTTTCCAGAATGTTCTGCCTTTTCTGTTCAGCCAGTTCTATTTTTAATTCTTGGTTTTCGGATTTGAGCGTCTTGATTTCACGCTCTAATTGCAGTAGTTTACCCTCGTTTCGTTGGGGTGGACGTGTTTTGACATTACTATACTTCGTGCCAATACAATTTTCTCTCGGTTTAGTCATACCATAAAATTGTATTCAGTAGCAAATAAAAAAAACAGTGCTACCGACCTGTTGACTTACACCGAGAAGGCAGTGGGCGCATTAACGTTCCACACAGGAGTAGCACCGTTAGGTACTATATAATAAGGCATTTAAATACCTTAAAAAAGGCAATTTATTCTGTCTTCTCGTATGTAAGTCATCGCAAACATACGGCATTTTTCCGACAAATCAAAATCATTCTGCATAGGGATTATTTTTTTCATTCTTATACCATTTTACAAATTTTTCAACTGCTTCTTTCGATTCGATAATTTCATTAAATGCCCATTTCGGAAGAATGGATTCAAACGCACAGTAATAACATCCCCAGATTTCCCTGCTTCGGTTAGCTCCCTTTGCAACTTCTGGATTATCTGTAAAAAGATGCCAATGTATGGCAATAAAGCTCTCATGGAACCATATCTCTGAGCGTTGTGTCCTTCCTTTGTTATCTTTTGTTGTTATTGTCATGTTTATCATATTAATTTAAATTCAGGAATAATTTCTTATATTTGCCATGTGCAAAGAGTTGCGCATATTGTTTTGTAATTGTTGTAGTTGAGTTTAGTACTTACCGAAAAGACCAAAATAAAAAAACAGATACTAAGCTCGTTGGACTACGTATATACGTGTCTGCGAGTTTATTTCTGTAAGGGTATTGGTCTACCTCGGCAAGAATAGATAAAGCAGACACGTTTTTTGTGTGTCTGCTGCAGTGGAGCCGGCGTGGACGTCATTTAGGTGGCGTCCATTTTTTTATTTACTCTGCTGTTGTCTGATTTCTCTTTACATATCTGATCCTTACTCCCTGAGAAGTCTTTTCAACTACCTTCTTGCGAAACTTTTTACATAACTTTTCAAAGTCCTTCATCTCCTTTAGGACTTGCTCGGCATGCTCCCGTTCACTTCTCTGAGCTTCGGAAGAATACCAATTCTGATCTATGTTTCCGTATTTGTCCATAGCACACACCGATAAATTAATTAAAGTTCTAAATCCTTTACTCTGTGATATTGTTTCATTGTCAGTATCGGAATTTTGTGAAGTGAATAATTGCCATAAGCTGCGTCAGGTCGTAGTTTTTGAACCAATCTTCCCAATCCCATATTATCAGTCCGTCATTTGAAGCGAGCTCTGTTTTTCTCTGATACACAATTCCGATGCGAGGGAGTCCGATTTTTCCATCAAGAAATTCCAATTTTTGTATACCAACGCCGTCGTCCTTTGTCAGTCTGGCAATTTCAATCTGTTTGCTTCGATACGGCTTTCCGGTCCATTCCCGTATTGACAAGCATGCTTCACCGCGTTCAACCTCTGCAATCCGTTTCTCCCAAAGTTGATAATTCGACCGTATTGTATGTATTTTGGGGTACATACACGCTCTTATGCAACTATTGCAAGGCGATATGTTTTCACTTGATAAGTCTTGTTGGGTTTTACAGTCCGGGCAGCCTATTCCGAGCAAGAATTTATCTCTAAAATTTGTCGGTTCCCCAGCCTCTTTATGTCCGGAAAGAAACTGTTTTGATAGTGTTATTACGTATGTTTTCATTGTTTCAGTGATTTTTTATTAAAATGGTCTTCCGGATTCGTTTGTGTTGTGGTCGAATATCTTCGTGAGACTTTCATTATACCTGAATTTCACGTCACCTACGGCTCCGTTGCGCTGTTTAGCCATTATGAGCGCACCTTCTCCGGTTATCGGGTTGTTATGAGGATCTTTCAGCTTGTAATATTCCGGACGATAAACGAATATAACCTTATCTGCATCTTGCTCGATGGCTCCTGATTCACGAAGGTCGGATAGCTGTGGCTTTTTATCCGCCCGTTCTTCACAAGCTCTGTTAAGCTGGGATAAAAGGATAAAAGGCACATTAAGCTCTTTCGCGATTATCTTTGCCTGTCTGCTCGCCTGTGCAACTTCCTGTTCCCGGTTTTTCCCCTTTTCGCCCATATCAGCGAGTTGTAAGTAATCTACGAGTATCAATCCGCATTTTCCCTGCTTTGACATTCTCTTAGAGTGTGCACGGATGTAGCGCATGGATACTATCGGGTTGTCGTCAACGTATATCGGCAGTTCGGAAAGTCTTTTCTTTGCCGATGCGATTTGGTTGAACTCTTCGTTGGATATGTATCCGTTCCGGTATCTGTCCGCTTCGATGTCCGTCTCTGAAAGGATTAGCCTGTCGGCAAGGCTGATGCTGTCCATTTCGAGGGAGTAGATGCACACCGGGACGCCATTTCTTGCGGCGACCTTGGCGAAGTGAAGCATCACGCTTGTCTTTCCTGACCCAGGGCGTCCTGCGAGTATTATCAGTTCGGACCCCTTGAATCCGGATGTCATTTTATCCAGGTCTTTCAGTCCGGATGTTACGCCTGACATTTTCCCTTGCCGTCTGTTTTCCGTCCTCAATATCGATTCGTCAGCCGCTTTTTCGACTGCCGACGATATATGTTCCATACGACTATTCAGGGAAATGATTTCGTTTATTTTCTGCAATTGCCTATCAGCGAATGAAATGGTGTCCGAAACGTCGTTTGTTTCGTCAGACATCCGGATTATCTCGGTAGCCATAACTACCAGTTGTCGTTCTATCTGCATCTGAACGAGCAGTTTGCAATAGTGATCCGTGCGAGCAAGTCCGAAACCGGACAGGTTCGTGAGTTCGGTTACGTAGGATGCGTTGCCTGCTTCAATTAGCTTGCCGGACTGGCGAAGGCATTCGACTACCGAAATCATGTCTACCGGTATGCTTTTGTCGTTCAGTCCCCGGATGGCATCGAAGATTATGCGGTTTCTGGGGTCAAAGAACGCATCTGTGCTTAGCTTTGACACCACATCGGTCACTGCTTCGTTAGATAGCATCATCGCCCCTAATACGGCTTTTTCCGTGTCTGGTGAGTTTTGTCTACCAACTTTCAAGTCTTCCGTCATCTTTTTCCTCCTTTCTGTTTTTTAGTTGGATTTTAAGCCACCTGAAAAAGTGGGATTTGAAATCTTTTAGGCTTTTCATGTTTTCACCTATACACTCGAGTTCGTCAAAAAAATCGTTCACCCACTTAATTATTTCATCGGGTTTAAGCTGTTGCTTCATTGCTATGGTCTCAATCCATGCCGTTTCTTCGGAAAATATTCTTTCCTTCAAATTTTCAATCGGGATTATTCCTTCCGACGAAAAATCCAAAAGGGGGATTATAGGGGGATTATTTATTTTCTTTCCTTTCCTTTGTGTACTTTTGTATACATTTTTGTCATTTTTGCATACATTTATTGCATTATTGTCTACATTAATAAGTAAATAAGGATATTCTTCCTTGGGCTTTCTTCTTTTAATGGCTTCAAAATATCGCTTCTGAATACCTTCACTAGTCAGAATCTTTACCGAGCTGAAGCAGGAGCTGTCAAAGAACCCCCACCTAACTAAGCGATTCACGATCTGGTCCAGTAATTCAGAGTTTATTCCTGGAAGGGATTTTAAAAGTTTCATTTTTAACGGCTCATTCCACACAGCGAAGTATCCATTCCGGTATACCGCACATAGCAGCTTTATTGCTGTAATTTCTCCTTTTATCCCAAACTCTCCAGAAATTGCACCTATTTTCTCATCATCAAAAAAATCAACATCAAAAGAAAAATATTTCAATCCTTCTTTTAATTGTCTCGCCATATCATATTGCTGATTTTAATAGTTCAGAAATGTTTATAAGCATATTAGCCATTATTTTAGTTTTAGTAACATCACGATGATATTTGGCATGACAATCTTCACAAAGAGTGATTAAATCACTTGTATCATACTCCCATGGTGCCGCTCCCTGAATATATTTTTTATGATGTACATTTAATGGTTTATCAGCGTGAAAACACATCTGACAGGTAAATCGATCCGCTTGCATGGCTTCCAGTCGCTTTCTTTGCCAGCGAGGGTCTTTTAACAATTCTCCATATTCCATATCACAGCTTTTCGATTTCGTTTTTCTGGCACTCAATGAAATACCGGTATTTATTAACCTCTTCCATGAGTTTAATGTTTGACTTTTTCAATTCCTGATTTTGGGCTTTGAGTTTTTCGCATTCGTCAAATTTCGCATCATACGCCTGTGAAAGCATGTTGAACTGATGGATACTTACAACTTCATCGGATTCTTGATTTTTGTCTTGGTTTTGGAGTTGTTTTTCTACTTCTTCAGCAATACCGGAGTAGTCTCCTGATAAGGATGTGATAATTAGTGCTATCATAGTTTTTTATTCATTTTTTTACTGTTGTTCTGATTCTTTAAATTTACCATCTTGTAAGGTATAGTACACATCTTCTTTTATCTCAATTCCATCTACTTGTTTTGTTACAACTGAAAATGGGATATATCTTTGTTTTTCTTCTGAATACTTCCATTCTGCAAGAGTAATCCATGACCCTATTTTTGCTTTAGCTGATGAATTAATACCAGCGCACATTATGACACAATCATCACCGGAGGAGCCGATCTTAGCGCCATTGCCGGAGGAGCCGATCTGAGCGCCATAACCGGAGGAGCCGATCTGAGCGTCATCACCGGAGGAGCCGATCTTAGCGCCATAACCGGAGGAGCCGATCTTAGCGCCATCACCGGAGGAGCCGATCTGAGCGTCATAACCGGAGGAGCCGATCTTAGCGTCATCACCGGAGGAGCCGATCTGAGCGCCATAACCGGAGGAGCCGATCTGAGCGCCATAACCGGAGGAGCCGATCTGAGCGCCATCACCGGAGGAGCCGATCTTAGCGTCATCACCGGAGGAGCCGATCTTAGCGTCATCACCGGAGGAGCCGATCTTAGCGCCATCACCGGAGGAGCCGATCTGAGCGTCATAACCGGAGGAGCCGATCTTAGCGTCATCACCGGAGGAGCCGATCTGAGCGCCATAACCGGAGGAGCCGATCTGAGCGCCATAACCGGAGGAGCCGATCTGAGCGCCATCACCGGAGGAGCCGATCTTAGCGTCATCACCGGAGGAGCCGATCTTAGCGTCATCACCGGAGGAGCCGATCTTAGCGCCATCACCGGAGGAGCCGATCTGAGCGTCATAACCGGAAGGTAATTTTTCAAAATCTTCTTTTGTAAAGATTGTTTTGTTCTTAATCCATTCGATACCCGCTTTAAATAAGCCTAAGAATCCTATTTCAATACCAATCTTTATTTTCTTTCCGCATATTTTCGAATCTCTATTTCTATTCGGATCAATTTCATCTAATTCTACTTCGCAGAATTTGTCATCAATGTTATTATAATAACTCAGAACGTCAAGAGGGTTCTCGCAAGCATGAAAACCGCAATGACATAAATCAGCTTCATCTTCTTTATATTCCTTACCAATTTCGTACTGGAAAATTTTCCCATTGGGCGTACATTGCATGTGCTTGTTAAATCCTTTATATGCTTTAACTGGTTTGCTTCCTTTTTCCATGTCAATTATATTTAGTGTTTTTTTTAATTGTTCAAATTCTTGTTTTCGTCATTAATATGTTTTATTTGTTTGACAATAAATTTGTGAAAACATTCATATCCGGCATCGAAACCTTCTTCTAATCCTTTTTTATAGCCTTTTATTTCTCCTGCTTTAAAAAGAAGATAGAAACATATAATTTGTAGTACTATATTTAATATCCAAGTAAGAACCATATTATTTTATTTTAAATTTTACACATTCAATTTTTCTAGTCAGGCAATTTTCATGCGGCACCACTGAAAACGGGCAATCAACCAATCCGAATTTCCACGGTTGGTAGTAGATACATTTCCGGCAGTCGGAATAGTTTGTTGACAGACGGGAAATGATCGGTTTTGGTTGTTTGGGTTTCGGGGTGCGGGGCATAGGTTAATCTTCATCGTAAGGTATTCCAACTATTTCAGCTAATTCACATACTAAGTCGATGGCATTGATCGTACAATCGTCATCCTGCGATGCATGTTCTGCCGAATGACAATTATTCTCAACCATCCATTTATAAACTAAATCGCATACCTTTTCTTTTTGTTCTTCTGTGTAGTTATTTTTCATGCTGATTCTTTATTAGATAGAAATTTGTTTTAGTTCCCCGCACCACGGCTAAGTAGAACAGGAGCAGGTTATTGGTGCTTTTGCCGATTTTGTATTTCCTTAAGCCTTTGTTGGAATTTACTTTCCCTTATCGGTGCAGATTGCTTATTTTTCTTATAAGCTTCGCGAAACGCAGAGTAACCACTCATTCCTTTTTTCAAGTTTTCTTGGTATCTCTTATACTTTTTTCGGGTACAGAATAAAAATATTATCCGCACTAAAAAACATAACCATATAACCAATAAGACTAAAGATGGAGGGATCCATACTGGAGAAAGTACCCACCACCATGACCAAGCAATTACACTAGTTAGTTTAAGGACAATAAATGCTATTGTTAGTAATCCTATAAATCCGATGCCTCTAGAGGCTTGATTCTGATTGCTCATTTCTTTCCCTCTTCCCTTTCCTTTTTGCGGTTATATTTTTCTGTATAAACAACAAGCTCCCGTAACTTTTCTACGGGAGCCTCTAAGCGATTAAGCTGACAGAGTAATTCGATGCGCTCGCTGTCTTCTGGTGTGAATAAATTATTGCTCATTTCCCCTTTTAATCTTGTTTTTTTATCCAAAATAATCGTTATATAAATCTTCAAATTTTTTTCCGATGTATTCTGCATCATCAGATGTACCGCAGCAAAGCCGAGAGCTGGTGTCCGCGTTCGTAAACGTGTAGCGCGTAACGACGTAACGAAAACCGGAGGAACGCCAAACAAAATACGGATAATATTTATACTGGCTTGAATTGGAGTAATCTGCTTTCCAATCGTTGTTCATTTTATTTGCAGCTTTGAAGATTGTTTTCAATTTCATGAATGCGATTTCCGACTTTCCGAGTCCACAGTCCATTAAATGCTGTTCGTCAATCGGCTTTTCTCCTATGATTTCACAAGCATCATAGTATGTCTTTACTGCGTCTTGAAAGTTTTTCAGAAATGTTGTCTTCCCGAAGTTCGATTCAAGTACTTCTTTGAAGTTTTCGGATGCTTCAAAGTAGAGTTTCTTTGCTTGTTCTTCCGTTATCTCTAATGTCTTCTTCATGTTTTTTCTTTTAAAGAATGAGTAAATATTCACGATATAGTTTTTTGAATTGTTCTGCGGCGTATTCGGCTAATTCTCTATTCTTAAAGCAAAGCCGAGAGCCGGTGCGCGTGCCCGTAGGCGCGTAGCTCGTAGCGCAGTAACGAAAACCGGAGGAACGCTGGTCTTCTCCTTTTTCAACGTAAAACCAGTTGTAATACTTACATTCATCCCAATTTGACCAATCTGGTTCCCAACCTTCATTCAATGCTCTGATAATAATTGTAAGCTTGTAGAATGCGATAATTGATTTCCTATCTTTCTCCGGAAGCATATCTACAACCGGCAGGTCGTTAGGGTTAAGTCTGAGATGCTTGCAAGCATCCTCGAAGGATTTAATTTTGTCTGTGATTTTTTCCATGATATTATAGTTTTAGTGTTATTGTTGTGGTTTTAAATTGTCCGGTATGCGTTCTTTGTCGTCCGGTATGTAGGGGATCACTTCTACAAACTTCGTATCTTCGATTTTTACTATCTCATAGGGTATTACAAATGTTGACAGTGATTTTTCGAGGTTATCCAATGCCCGGTTGATGTTTGATGCGGCAACTAGATAATGAATTGAGGATTCTTTCTCTTTGCCGAAGTTATCGCTATCGGTTATTTTAACTGTTGCTTTGTAGAGTCGGTCATCGTTTTCGTCATTTGATTCAATGTATTCTGTTATTTTTGACCGTTTCAGGGATTGAATGAGGTAATCCCCCTGAACTATTTCGGATAACTGCCTGCAACTCCTTTCTTCTGTTTCCGAAAAGCTCATTGCATCTATGAGGTATAATTCAGTCACTTTCTTTGCTTTGCCATCCTCATTTACTTTTTCGTATTTTACTGTGGATTCAAAATAGGTTGCTGTCATAATTTTAATGTTTCAATTTTTCAAGTTTCTTAACCAGTATCCCCGCCTTCCTTTGTCTTTCCCTCCCTTTTACATCCGAAAAAGAAACCGGGCTATCTTGTATCTCTTTGAGATGCCTGATTAGTCCGGCTTTATCCTTAAATAGAAAGGAAAGGATTTGAGCAGAAAGGGTAGATGGGATTTTCATGGAAAACTAAATTGTGATTGATGATCATGTTTGTGGTGGCATTCCCGGCACCTGATTGTAATGTTATTTACATCCCAGGCTAATTCCGATTGGCCTCTTTTTTGACATTCACTTACTGGAATATCGTGTGAACAATCAAGTGGAATACCTGCAGCCTCATTTCTATGACATTCCTCACAGAAAAGATAGCCATATTTTTCAATCATCTGGGCTATCTTCTTTTCTTTGGCTGCTCTAATCCGGCGGTCTATGACCGATTTAAGAACATATTCGCCGGAGCTGGTCATGTATGAGTTCATCAAAAATTAATAAGGTTCTTTTCAAATTCTTCAACTGAAATGTTTTTGAGGAAGTATTTAAATAATACGTCCTTTACACGTTCGTATAGGTTTTGAAATTCGTCTTCGTCCATTTTATCGAAAGCAATAGACTTCGGAACTTCAATCCACTCTTTCCGGGCAATCGAGTATATCGGCTCACACCATCCGGCTGCCATTTCTACCGTTTTTCTGAATAGTTCGATGCTGTGCTTGAAATGCTCTACCGCTATCTCATTCTGATATTCCCAGGCAAGGTTAATGAGTCCGAAATATTTTCGGTGAAAGGAAAGGTTTCGAGGCCGCTTGATAGTGGCCTCGTAAACCTCTCCGATTTTCAACTTTTTCTTTTCCTCGAAATCTTCATCGTATAACGGTTTCAGACCGACGGAAGTGTTAAGGAGTTTGATTTTCATAGCTTAAAGCAAATGATATCAGAATTAACATTATTTTCATCGAACACATGTTTTATGAAATCATAATGTTTTTCAAGACTGTCCAAAATTATGTCTCCCCATTTAAAACATCTTGTTTTGGCGTCAAATGTCAAAAATTTATGGACTAACTTATGGCATTTTCTCGTCAAAATGAAGCCTTGTTTTGGTAAGTCATAATTCCAGTGATGAGCTTCTTTCATATTCATATCATATCCTGCCGATATTAGATATCTGTGTAGGTTTTTTGTTTTTGCGTTGGATTTTAATTTATCTGGAGGATATTTTTCTTTATAATTCAATCGTTTGTATTTCTCTCGACCTCTTCTTCTTTCCGCTTCGATAAACCACACATTTTTGCTTTTCTTTTTATAGTTAAAAGCAGCATCTTTTTTACAGCACATCTTGCATTTATTCAGATGACCATCTTTCATTTCATGATGAACGTAAAATTCAGATATAGATTTTTCAATGCCGCATCTAATGCAAATTTTTGTTTTCATGATTAAAAAGGAAGTTGATCGTCGTAATAGTTATCCGTTGTTTGCTGTTCTTGCGGTTGCCGTCCGGTGTCTTGCTGTCCATTCTGCTTTTCTCCTGAAGAACAGAACACGAGTTTGTCAGCCCATATAGTCGTGTCCGGGATGGCTTCACCTGTGTTTTTACTGACATAAGCAGAAAAGTAGGGATTGCCACGTACCCAAACCTTTTTCCCTTTTGTAAGGTATGCGGTCAACTTACCTTCGCTGTCGTATTTCATTACCCGGAGCCATGTTGTCTTGTCTTTCCCGTCTGATGTTTTTTCTGTTACACCGATTGAAAATGAGGCGTATGACTTGCCGCCTATTGTTTTCTGCTCGGCATCCTTGCCGATGTTACCTATAGCTTGTAGTTCTATCATTTTATTTGATTTAATAGGGTTGAAATGTATTCTCTGCACTCAATTACTTTATTTTTGGCAAGTACAATGTCTTCATTACTACGCTCAATGTCAAATACTTTTATTTTTAAGTTGTTTGAAACATCTGTATACGTCATATCTGCTAAGAACTTGTTGTATATGTCAATATCAAGTTCTTCAAAACCGTTGTCATAACAGTATCTTCGAGCTTCTCTTTCAATAAGATGTTGAGGAGTATCCGACAATACATATACAAGTTTCGCATGATGCCTATCTGTTAAGCTCATATATCCTTGTAATTGCCAATAATAGTCCAATGTGGGAATTTCTTCTTCAAGTATGGGGAATGATTCCCAAGACCAACTATTTTTAGCATCTATGACCAAATCAATATTAGGCGGTATTATGTCCGGCTCTCCGGTAAAGTAGTCATTTTCGAACTGTTTGTCATTCTTTATCAAAAATCCTAACCCGAGTTGATCGCCGATAAAGTCGATTGATTCATCTTCAACAATATGCCCTTTGTCCGTATATTTGCTACGAAACTCATAACGTCGGCAGTATAGTTGTTCTTTTAGCCATGTCTTGCAATAAGACATGGCAGTTTTGGTTAGCGGATTTCCCTTTCCAGTGCCGATTATTTTCCCTATTTGCGAACATCTGATTTTAAATTCCTTCATTGGTCAAAGCTTGCTCTACATCTTTAGTAATTGTCCATTTGGTCCGTAACTGACTGATTGTATATCCGTTTTGCAGCGCAGATTTACATTTATCGAAATTCACTTTATCCTCTATTTTCAAAACCGGATTTTGTGGAACCAGCTGACGGATACGAAGACATTCAACTTCTTCTCCGGCAAGTTTTGTCGCGGACGCATATACAGTTATTTTTTTCCCTGCCCATTCTTCAATGTAAGGGGTATTGTATATTTTCTGAATCATTTTTGAATTGGTACGGTTTAGGATCATCGGCTTTACTTTTTCTTTGAAGTAAGCTACTGTACATTCTTCTTTTTTGCCTCCAGTACTTGTTACTACTTCCCGGACGATCCGGTCAATAGTTAATGTCATGTCCTTCCCGTTATCCAAAGAATATACCCCTAGATAATCAGGATTTACCAGTCTTTTCCAATGGGTAAGATGCTGCTCTTGTGTTTTTTGATTATTTTCCATACTTTTGTTTTGTTGTTTGAAATGTGACGGGTAAGAGGAATCGAACCTCTTTCTAAGTACTCCAGTACAACCCGTTGCTGGCTTAATGCGCCTTTGACACGCGACTTTCGCCACTACCGGAGTATTGCCCGGTAGTTCACCAGCCCGCAGCGACAAACTGCGTGTTTTTTATTGTCTGTCAACATGTCAAAGAGCTTGGAGTTTTTTGTAAGGCCGTCACGTCATCAAACTAAACGGCCTTACTTTTGAGCCTACTGTCCGGTTCGAACGGATGACCTTCGGAGTACAAAACCGATGCTCTACCAACTGAGCTAAGTAGGCGGGTTGCCCGTCTTTCCGGGCTGCCAGATTGCCTCGACCGTTTAGTGAACTTATTCCCGTCCGTGCCGTCGTATCTCTATCCTTTCCGGCTGTCACAGGTTGCATAACGTATCCTGTCCGTGTCACATAAGCTGTACAATCATTCATACCAAAGTACTAGGGTTGTGGAGATGGGGCGATTCGAACACCCAATAAAGGTCTCACCCTTTTGCGCTATTTCTAAGGTTAATTACTCCTTATATTTCACGTACCGTACTTTCTACCATGTGCACCTTTCGAAAGTCAAAAGCACTCCACTGCGCATCTCTATTTTTGCCCGTCTTTCCGGACTGTCACTTCTTATCTTGCAGTTGCCCGTGTTCCCATATTTGAATGAAACCTACCCCGCTTATGTTATAGTGCTTTGCGGTAACACTTATTTTATGCTTTCTGTTCGATGGAAGATGTGTTTGTAGATTATATTTCCTCTTGCATCTTTCCCTATAGGGATGTGCTGTATGAAGGCGAATTTTCTCCCCTTACCGACTTTGCCTCTTTTGCTTTTGCTGTAAAAATTTCCTTGCATATTTTCAATTTTTAGTTGTTAAATTCTGAGGTCGGTGCGGGATTCGAACCCGCGTACCCAGTTTTGCGGACTAGCTCCTGACCACTCGGACAACCGACCCTTTGCTGGAGCAACCTATATATGGCCACAGTTACAATTGGCTGCCCCGGACTGATTAATTGTTGTTTATAATAGCACTCTGAGCCTTTACAAGTTCCTTATATCTCGATAATTCCTGTTTCAGTGTCTCACATTCCTGAAAGTATCTGTTCCAGGATGTATTTGCAGCATCGATCTGCTTTTTTAAGTTTTCAATTTCTTTATCCTTTTTGTCACTTACATTTACATTTGCATTGTCGTTCATAACTTTTCCCTTTTAAAATTTTGCCTTTCGTGCTATCTCCCGACAGGACTAGGGCTACAATGTACTTTATATGTCACTTAAAAAAGGTCCGGTGTGAATGGAGATATTGTGGTGTAAAGAAAAGAATGTCACCGGACCAAAGAACTCACGGCTTTACAGTGTCGCATCTGCCCCTTACTTCCACCCGGGGCGGTGTTAGGTTTACTTTGTTTAAGCCGGACCAAACCTTGCTAAATTCCTCCGCCATTACGTATCTTTAGTGTCCCAACTTCTATAACTTCGGTATGGTTTTACCTGCTTCTTCTCCGGCCACATCGCCCAACCCAAAATACCGGACATTATTGCGAAAGGAAGACTATGGTACTGCCCTCCGTAAATACTGCATCCTAATATTCCAAGGGCAAGAAGAAAGGCTAATATTGAAAAAGTTCTCATAGTTTATCAATTATTTTATATGCTTCAATGACTTCCCGGGTTTTTACCCGCCATTTCTGATTCCCATTTCCCTTATCAGGATTAATCAACTTCATTTTGATTGCTTGCTCCAGTTTTTTCCGACTGCCCAAATGCCTAATTGCTTCATTCCGGCTAATATATTCCCCGTAAGTTTCGGCAACGGCTTCCTTGACAACGCTCTTGGTGAAATCAATAAATTCAGCCATCGACATTTCGATACGATCGGTATTTCGGAGGATCAGGTTCATAATTATTTTAATCTTATTACATTTATCCCGTCTATAACACCCGCACTCGTTGCTTTATAAGAATATCCATCCCGATTAAGAAACCTTACTATTTTTCTTACGTGCATCTCTGTATATTCCCGGAATGGGACAAAAAGACACATTCCAGCCTGCATATCTAAAATCTGGCTTTTTAAAGTTTTTGGTTTATTAATTGCTATTTCATCCATTTTTATTATGTTTGTATATTATTTATTTTTTATGCTCATGGATTAGTGTTTTCATCTAATCACAAGGCAAAGATATGGTGATATTTCATTAATTCAAAACATATAGTGCTAAAAATAGTGATATATCATTTATTTATAAACATTATAAATAACAAATATGGGTACAATTAATGATAGAATTAAAAGAATTGTGAATGAATTATTTAATGGAAACACTAGTTCGTTTGCAAGACAAATAAATGTACCACAACCAACTTTAAAAGACATTGTTGGAGGTAAGCTTAGTACTCCAAGAGCTGATGTTTTAGAAAAAATATTTGGTGATAAATCATTGAATATATCTGCTGAATGGCTTCTTGGTGGAGAAGGAGAAATGATTAAAAATATTTCCGAATCAGATTCACAAAATGACATTCAGCTTCCCGAAGTCCCAGAGGCAAATAAAAGTGAGACCGAAACAATCAAGTCCTTATTGTCTGTGATCAGTGATCAGGCTAATATATTAAAACAAGTGACTAATAGTAAAGAGCAAAAACATATTGAAGAACAGAAGGAAATGTTTAATAAGATTGAATCTTTACAAAAATCACTTGATAATCAAGGAAAATATCTTCAAACGTTGTGCAAGAAAATAGATGATCTTATTTCTGAAAATAATATTCCTGGACAAAAAAAGGTTGGTTAACATGAGTAAAAAAGAAACAAATTTTAGTGAAGAACGTATAACTAATACTGATGAAAAAGTATTAATATTAATAAAAGATATTATGAGTGACTTCACCGAAGTTGTAAAAATGCTAACTGATACAATGAACGCGCAGTTAAGTATTATTAAGGATCAAGAAAAAAATAGTGCTGAAAGTACTCGCCTAAATAATCAGGCAATAAATCGACAATTAGATATAATAAATGATCAAAATGGATTTCTCAAAAAAATATTCGATCACATGGAAGGTGGAGATGATAAGAAAATATCTAAGGTTATAGAGTTTTGCCATCAGAGAAAACAAAATTGAAAAAAGTCGTGTGCTAATTTAAAATTATAATACATGGATTTTAAAGATCAAATTAAAATACTTGGAGAGCGTGCATCCAAGTTAAAAGAAAGTATTGCAACAGAAGAAGCCACAAAAACAGCTATTATACTTCCATTCATACAATCTCTTGGATATGATATTTTCGATCCAACAGAAGTGATACCAGAATGTGTTTGTGATATAGGAACAAAGAAAGGTGAAAAAATTGATTATACAATTTGTAAAGATGGAGATCCTATTATATTAATCGAATGCAAACACTGGAAGCAAGATTTAAATTTACATAGTGGGCAGCTTCTAAGGTACTATCATGTATCTAAAGCTAAATTTGGTATACTCACAAACGGCATAATTTATAAGTTCTATGCTGACCTAGTAGAGCCAAATAAAATGGATGACAAACCATTTTTTGAGATTAACATAGAAGACTTAAAAGAGGTTCAAGTTGAAAAGTTAAAAGAATTTCATAAAAGTTACTTTGATATTGAATCTATTCTAAATACTGCAAGTGAGTTAAAATATACTACAGAATTAAGAAATCTAATCGTTAAAGAAATAGCTGATCCTTCTGATGAATTTGTAAAATACTTTGCAAAACAAGTATATCCGTCAATGCTCACGAAACCAATTGTTGAACAATTTAGAGATATGTTAAGAAGAGCTTTTCAACAGTATAACAGTGATTACATAAGCGACAAACTTAAATCGGTAATAAAATCACAAACTGATGAAATTAAATCTCAAGATCAGGAACAACAAATACAAGAAGAAAGCCGAGAAGATTTAATTGTAACTACAGAAGAAGAATTGCAAGGATTCTATATTGTAAAATCAATTTTACATGGGATTGTTGATTTAAATAGAGTTATATATAGAGATACCATCTCTTATTTTGGCATATTACTAGATGATAACAATAGAAAACCTATCTGTCGTTTACATTTTAATCGATCGAATAAATATCTTGAAGTATTTGATGAAAATAAAAAAGGAACAAAATACCTAATTACGTCTCTTGAAGAGTTATATAATTATTCAAAAGAAATTATTGAAAGTGCAAAAAACTATTTGAATGACTAATACTTAAATATAAGCCAAAAATCAGGCAAAATGACCGAAAAAGAAAATATAACAATAGAATCAGGTAGTGGCTTAGACGGAAATGTTAAACCAGTAGAAAACCAGTAGAAATTTCTACTAAAAATATATCCAACTCCTTAATTTTCAATTTATAAAAGAAGATCACAAAACTGGACTCAAAATCCAGTGTCCTCAACAGACGTGCGGGTTCGATTCCCGCCCTGG